TTCCTTTGTACAGGTTGTGGCTATTCCGCTAATGCTGACCTGAACGCTGCTTGCAATATTGCGAGCAGGGCGCTTGTCAATGCGCCAAACGTAACGACCTTTACAAGTTAGCTACAAGCCTCCGGCTTCAGCCGGGGGTAATTGACCGAAAGGATGCGTGGGAAGACGTGTGGGCCATGGCAAGCGAACTAGAGTTGACCACTGGGGTAAACATACACATCTATCGTGATTACAGCGACCAAGAGATACAGGGTAGTGACCCATACCAGATCAAGGAGGTACGTTGAGTAGCCTGATCGTCAAGGTGACTAAGATAGCAGACGTAAAACCACACCCAAATGCAGACCGATTGGATTTGGCTGTCATTGGTGGATGGCAGACCGTCACGCCAAGGGGACAGTACAAGACTGGCGACAAGGTGGTCTATATGCCACCCGACACCATGATACCCAGGGAACTAGCTGACAAATTGGGAGTCACGCAGTATTTGAGCTTCGGGAAAGACAATCCCGACATGGGGCGTATTCGTTGCGCCAAATTGCGTGGTGAGCCTTCGTATGGTCTGGTATTCCCGCCAGACAAACCGTGGCCCAGTGAAGAAGATGTGGCTGATTACTACGGTGCCAAGAAGTACATACCGCCAGTACGTGTCAGTGCAGGCGATGCCATGGCGGACGACCCCCTGTTTGTCCTGTACACCAACATCGAAAACCTACGCAACTTCCCGTCGATCTTGCAAGAAGGCGAAGAGGTATGGGTAACCGAGAAGGTGCACGGGAGCCATTCGCGACTGGGCTGCATAAAAGGCGAAACGATGGCGGGGTCCAATCGATTGCGTCGGAAACCGCCCGCGTCCGAAGCAGATTGGGCAGCCAACCTGTACTGGTACCCACTAACGATTCCAGGTGTACGTAGGTTCATAAAATGTTTCGGGTATTTCTACGATCAGGTAATGTTGTTTGGTGAGATATATGGCAAAGGCGTTCAGGACCTACAGTATGGTCAGTCGGGATTAGCCTATGTTGCCTTCGATGTTTTGGTTAATGGTCAATATTGCAACCACGGTGTGTTTCTTGATCTCTGTCGCGAGTACGAGATACCACACGTACCATACGAGCAGTGTGAGTTCAGTATGGCTACCATACGACAGAAAGCCGAGGGGAGAGCCTTTCAGGGAAACCATGTCAAAGAGGGCGTGGTGATACGACCCAAACGCGAAAGGACTCACCCTGCTATCGGCAGGGTAATACTCAAATACGTTGGGGACGATTACCTGATTCGACATAAGGAGGACTTCACTGACGAATAAGCCAAAGAAGCCAAGGCCAAGACCGAAGGTAACGACCGGACAAACGTACAAGATGAAAACGGGCTGTGGCTCGCTGTTCGTAACCATCAATCAAGATGACCAGGGCGATATCGAACTGTTCGCCAAGTTGGGCAAGTCGGGTGGCTGTGCGGGTAGCCAGACGGAAGCTGTGGGAAGATTGGTATCATTGGCGTTCCGATTAGGTGCTGACCCCAACGATATCATCAAGCAGCTTCGAGGTATCCGGTGTCCAGCGCCTATGTTCGATAACGGGGCACAGATACTGTCGTGCAGTGACGCCATAGGCCATGCAATCAGGCTACACACAGACCCAGGGGAAGAATCACCGAGCATCAAGTTGGTATCACGGGAACCAATCCCCATAAGACCGGTAAGCGTAGCAGAGACTGGTATGAACCCTCAGTGCCCGGAATGCAATGGCTTGCTGGAACTACAGGAAGGGTGTGCTGTGTGCAGGGGCTGTGGGTATAGTAGGTGTGGATAGGAGGAATCAGGTGTCAGGAGAAATCAAGCTAAACAAAGTGATTGTTAATGGCTACGAGTGCTTCCCTCTGTGTAAGCAAGGGGAGGATGTGCCAGATGAAATCATTGTCCGAGGGAAACCTTACCGAGCAGTAGAGTCACCGATTGACGACTTGGTATGGGATGCAATGGTAAAGACTGGCTGGGTAGCTACCATTGTGGCACGCAGGCTACGCAAAATGTTCGTAGACGGCATCTTAACCCTTTCCCAATTCAACATAGCAATGGCCGCATTGGAAGAAGCCGAGAAAGGCAGAATCCAGGGGAACAAGGACAACATCAGTAGTGATCCTGTACCCAAGCCGTATCACGAAAGTACAGTAAAGCATCCATACGGTTACTGCAGAACCTGCGTAGGCTTTGTGGAAAACAGTCGAATATGCACAAGATGGACGCGCGATGAAAAATGCTTCACTCATCCAGGTGGCTTTTGCCATAGATATCAGGACAAATGATGGGCAAGCAACAGGATAAGGCCGACCGAGAAGAAGTCCATATCGAAGAACTGCTACGGTTCTTCCTAGGCGAAGATTACGAGAAAGAGGACAAGGATGACCGACCTGAAGGCGATTGCTAAGCGAATTGACGGTATCTTTGGCGCTATCGGGGCTGTTCACCTGGCACTGGACGAAGCAGGTGAAAACCGATTGTGCCATGACCTGGACACAATTCAGGTGCATCTGAAAGATATCCTAAAAGACATCGAAGAAGAAGGGGGTGAGAAGGCCCCCAAGCTAAGCGAGTGGAAAGTGTCGCCAGATGGCTACACTTACGAAGCCGTCATGCAGGTAGACGTTGGGTCATTTGGACAGATGATACTTATGGGTGAGGATAACATCCCCCTTGCCATCTATGCGCCAGGCCAATGGGATGTAGCAATAAGGTGCAGCACTACTTGCGATAAGTCCTAGCGATGTGCTATGATGGTTGTGTTGGGCGTCTCCTTTCTCTCTGTCCTTGCGCTGTCAAGTGCTCCAGGTTATTGCGTTGTACCTCCCGACGCAAGGACAAGAAAAGCGACTCTGTTTGTCGGGCAGAGTCGCTTTTCTGTTGTGCTATTTAGTCTGGACACCACACATCAACCATGCTAGCGCGCCAGGTCAGGTCCCGTAACGGCTTGACGTTGAATTTATCCGAGCAGTAGTTCAGAGCAGGTTAGCCTGAATATGGTCAAGAGTCTCGACCACCTCGATACACACCTCTTTTGACTTTACCAAGTATGTTCGATCCTCCCCCTGTTTGACTACCACTACTTCGTCCATATTAACCAAGACTTTGCCATTGCCGATAAGAGTTAATTCGAGAAACTTAGCCACAATTGCCTCCCACTGAGACCATTATGCAGCAACGTAGCTTGCTATGTCAATAGCCAAGAAATATGCACTTTGTTATTGACAAGCAAGGCGAGGTACGGTACAGTGAGGGGGAAGGAGGACCCGTGAACACAGCGGACCGTGCTGAACAGTACATGCGGAGCGAATACTTGGCCAAGCAAACGGTGATCAGGCTATTCCTTGATGGTGATCCCATGTATAAACTGCCTGGCTTCCGTCAATTTGGCCTTACGTTTGAAGAACTCAGCCAATGTACCGACCCCTTTGAGGTGACCACTCCGTCGCCTGAAGGCGACGGCTTCTCAGGCTACGTCGGCCACTGCCGACGTTAGCGCCTGACGGCAGAGTCCCTGCCGAAGAATGTTTAGAGCGGCGTTGTGGTCGCGGTCGGCCACAAAGCCGCAGTGAGGACAAACGTGTACACGATCAGCGAGAGTCTTGGGAATATCGGGCAAGCATCCACACCGACTACATACCTGAGATGTGTTGTAGGCAGGGACGGCGATTACTTTGCAGCCAGCCTCTTCCGCTTTGCTGCCGAGAATCACCAGGAAGCTTGCCCAACCCACATCGTGCGTGGACTTGGCAAGACGAGAACGAACGATACCCTTGATGTTGAGGTCTTCATGAATGATAATGCCATATCGTTGTACAAGCGACAGCGCCGTTTTATGGTGGAAGTCCCGTCGCTGGTTGGTGATGTGCTGATGCAACCTCGCCACCTGCTGTGCAGCTTTCCGGCGGCGGTTACTGCCCTTCTTGCGGCGAGAAAGGCGGCGCTGTGCCCGGCGCAACTTACCCTGTGCCTTCCGGTAGAACTTGGGTGGTGTGACACTCTCGCCAGTGGAGGTAAACAGGAAGGCGTTGAGTCCCATATCAATGCCGACCGGCGAGTTGGCAGAAGCAACGACCTGCACGTTGCCAAGGTCACAGGAAAAGATGACGTACCAACCGTCGGGTTCCCGCTTGAAGGAGACGGTCTTGATCGTCCCTTCGACGGGGCGGTGCAGCTTGGCCTTGACCGAGCCGACGTGCTGGAAGTATACCCGGCCGCTATCCAGTTTGCAGCCATCGCCGTAGGAGGGGAACTCGACCGTATCGAAGCGATGCCGTCCCTTAAAGCGGGGATAGCCGGGGGCTTCACCAGTCTTCAGCCGACGGAAGAAAGCCTTGAATGCCTTGTCGAGCCGCCGGAGTGTAGCCTGGCAGCTAGAAAAGTTGGTGTCAGCCAGATAGGGATCGCTCTTTCTCTCGCCCTTGAGATACGCCGACTGGTCACCGTAGCTGACCGAGCGTTTCTCCTGTTCCCAGACTGTCTTGCGCTCATCCAGTGCATGATTGTACAAGCGGCGATGCGTCTCAAGCATCTTCGCCAACGCTTCGACCTGCTGGCTAGTCGGGTAGAGACGGTATTTGAACGCCTTGCGCATCGTCTATGTCCGTGTCTTCTGAGCGGCAATGTACCGCTCAATCGTGTCAGCCGAGACATGCCCGGCGCAGCCTACGTAGTAGCTGCGGCTCCACAAGCTCGGCAGTCGGGAGCGGAGCGAGGGGAACTCCTGCCGCAGAATACGAGAAGTGTAGCCCTTGAACTGGTTAGCCAGATGTTGCGGGGCATGCGTTGGCGGGGCCGAGACGAACAGGTGAACGTGGTCAGGCATGATTTCCAGCGTCTCGACTGTGGACTCAAGCTCAATAGCCTTGGCTCGCAACAACTCGTTAAGACGCTCGGCAATTGGACCAACCAGAACCTTGTGCCGGTATTTCGGACACCAGACAAGGTGGTAGTGCAGGTTGTAAACAGTCCCAGCGTTCTTGCGATATCTTGGTTCGCTCATAAGAGCATTATAACACAATGCCATATAGAAGTCAACGAACTAACAGAAAGGGGGAGCGGGCGGCTTCCTCTGTCGCCTAAAGAGCGACAGTCCCCGCCGCCTGCGTCTGATGGACATTAGCCATGGGGGGGGCGTTGCAATTCTTAGAGATAGGATGCGCAAAGAAAGGGATTGCACTTTTGGCCCTCGTAATACTGTGGACTGGCCTTATTGTGTGTGATATGCTCAAGGAGGAGTAGAGACAGTGGACACGTGGGAAACGCAGACGATACAAGAGATAGCCAACAGGATAGCCGAGACCGAGTGGCACAAGGATGAGGCAGCAACACGGAAGCCAACACCAGAGGAAGTCACTGCACAGCATGCAAGTAGAGTCCTTGGTGGGGAAATCAGTCCTGGCGACTGCAAGAGCAACATAGTGTACGTTGGAGGCTACAGTTTCGAGCGTGGTGGGAGCAAGTCAAATCCCGTGTTGTATCGGGTGGCACGGTGCAGCGCTACCGGCGCAAGGGTAACGTGGGAAAGACCGTGCAGAGACAGGGAAGCTGTAATAATGCAGATTACAGAGGCGAAGCCGTCAAGATGCTGTGGGCCTGAGTGTTACCCGTACAATGTTTGTGGCAAAGACCAGATGCGACGTGGTGGACCTGCAGTAAGCAACAATTTCCATGAGGTGTCACCAAGACGCTGGACCTACGGGGACATATGGACCAAAACGGGCGAAATAGCTGTTGGGACCTTCCTTTTCCTTGCCATGGGCATTCCTGGAATAGCTTTTGCTGCTATTCTGCTAGGTGCTGCCGTGTACTGGCTCTTCACTGGTCAGTGGACACCCACAAACTTTCAGGTCGAGGTCAGTGATATCAACACCTTGCCATTACGTCTGTACATTGGCGTCACTATCCTGATCCCGATAGTGTACGGGCTGTGGGGGACTGCCTGGCTGTTCAGGCAGAAGAGGAAGCAGATCAGGTTCGAGAATCTGTAGGGAAAGGATATCATCATGAAATCGTGGCTCGTTGTCGTTCTATCGGCCATAGGATTCCTGTGGGCGCGAGACGTTGTCGCAAAGGACCGTGAGAACACGAGAAGAATTCGTGCTATGGAGGACATGCTGTATTGAGCGCCTTGTGGATACGATGTGGACTCTGGCTGTGCATCATCACCATGTGGCTCTTGACCATATCGCCTTTGGTGTTGCAGGCAATACATGGCAGATGGGGGTGGGACATGGCTCTTCTGCTGGCATTCCTCGTCGGTATACTTGCGTTCAGCGTGACCATCATAGGCATGGCTGCGCAGTCAGATATGTAGCATTAGTAAGGGAGGGACTATGCTGATCACCGAAGTGCCAGGAAGGTGCAAGGACTGTCTGCCTATCGATAGTCTGTGCTGTGTAGTTAGTGCAAAAGAATACACAGAAGGTCCACCACCAGAAAGCTGCTGGCTTATCAGCAGGCGAAGAGCAGAGAGGCGTCCTGGCAGAATGGACGGGTTGCTGGAAAACAAGATACTCGAATTGGTGCGAGAGATACGAGACCTGGCAGTGATCAACGAGAAGGCCAGGGAACTGCGCGATGGGTGGCCCCCTCAAAGTTGGAAGGTAGAGCACGATAGGCCAAACTACTATGACGACGTATCTTTCGAGGTGAATGTTGATATGCTGCTGGCAGAGAAAGAGCAGGAACTGTTGTTGTTGGTGAAGGATGGTATATGAGAAGGTTACTGGCCATTGCACTGATGCTGGGCATGACGTATGGGTGTACGGAACCCAATAGCACGCCAAGAGCTACGTCGGTGGTGGGAAGAGAGACGCAAGTATTGTGTCTAGGAGACCATCCTTATGGGGTCAGGATATGCGAATTCCACTTTGAGAATGCTTCTTGCTATGCTCTCGGAAGAGATAAGCTAGTCTGTTTTCAGAAAGAGAAATAGACAGCTTGGACAATAATCTCGACCTATACGGAATAGCAGGGAAGGAAGAAATCCTCGCTTGGGTGGAGAGTCGGGGCGTTAAGCCACTGTTCCTCTCGGTATCGGGAAGCCACAGCAGAACGAACAATCGAGTTAGACACACCTGTTTGCATCGATCTGGATGAGGACGGTGGCATAGTGGGGATCGAAATACTAGGCATGGCGCGAGCGATTGCACAGCGAATGCCGGTCGCAGAGGTACAGGCGTGAGAACGTTACTACTGGCACTGAGCGTACTGGTCATAGGCTGCACAAGCCCCGTTTACTACGTGGAAGAGGCACCCGTAGACTGTACCGTTGTGTCTCAGTGGTATAGTCCAAGCGCGTTAGTAGCTGGTAAGTTGGATTTCCCACCTGGTTGCTCAACCCTGGTAGACTGTGAAGGGGAAAAGGTCGTTTACACGTGGTGCAAGTTCCCACCATCTACCAAGGAAGGCGATAAAGTCCAGTGCCAGAAGGTAATGCACTACACCCAGGACAAGAAAACGTTAGTCCGTGTCGAATATCGGTAACACACCCTTGAGTTACTTGACAGGAAGACACTTCAGGTGCATGTCCAATTGTCCAGGACAAGTTGTCCAATTGATACCCCCTGTGCCCCACAAGCCAAACAATACACTTCGTGCGTAGTTGACTAAACTATAGATGCCAACACAGTGCGAAACGCTTGTCCCAACAGAATAAGCTATCATGATACAGAGAAGGCTCGGTAGCGTTGCGCGCTGTGTTTGGCGACAGGTGGTGCAAATTCCGAGCCTTCTCTATATCTAAGAAAGGAACATATGCAGCAAGAACTAAGGCAAACAATGACGGGGCAATATCAGTTACTTCCCGATTTGACACCAGAGGAGTACGAATCCCTCAAAGCTGATATTGCTGAGCGGGGTGTCAAGGTACCAGTAGAATACGACGAACAGGGGAATATTCTCGATGGGCACCACCGGGTGAGGGCGTGCAAAGAACTTGGGATTCAGCACTGGGACCGCATTGTCAGGAAAGCCATGACGGAGCAGGAAAAGCGGCAGCACGTCCGCGCTCTGAATCTATTGCGCCGGCACTTGAATCAGGAACAGCAGAGGCAAGTCATAGCCAGTCAACTGAAGGACACGCCAGAGCTGAGCGATAGCTTAACAGGCCAGCAGTTAGGCGTGGACCACAAGACTGTTGCATCGGTTAGGGCCGAGTTGGAATCAACTTGGGAAATTCCCAAGTTGAACACGCGTATCGGCAAGGACGGAAAAGCACGTCCATCTAGGAAGCCCCGACGATCCTATGTCTCACAGGAAACAGCGGAGAAGGCAGAGAAATTACCGGAGCAATACAAGCAAGCCGTCCTGCTGGGCGAAAAGGCACCCAGCGAGGCCACACGAGAGGCCAAGGCCAAGGCGTTAGCTGACGCTGAGGCTGCAATGCCATCAGGGAAGTTCCGAGTCATTTATGCAGACCCTCCATGGAGTTACGGCAACACACAGCCAGACTACCATACGGAACAGCGGGACCATTATCCCGTCATGGTACTGGCCGATATCTGCGCTATACCAATTCGTGATATGGCGATGGATAATGCTGTTCTGTTCCTATGGGTAACATCGCCAATTCTGGAGGAGGCGTTTCAGGTAATCAATGCCTGGGGCTTTAAGTACAAGGCTTCTTTCGTTTGGGACAAGGTGAAGCACAACATGGGCCACTACAACAGTGTGCGACATGAACTACTACTTGTCTGTACACGAGGCTCATGCCAGCCAGATGAACGCAAACTGTTCGATAGTGTCGTCACTGAAGAGCGCACCGAGCACAGTCGTAAGCCTGATACCTTCTACACTATCATAGAAACACTGTATACAACAGGACCATACTTGGAATTATTCGCCCGCAGGGGCAGGGAAAGGTGGCACACATATGGTAACGAAACTTAGAGAGAGACTAGAGCCACAGTATCCTAACGGGCGACCGATGGCTTTTCAGGTGGGGCTGGAATACCAGGATTTTGTGTGTATAGAATTAGCCAAACAAAATATCATCCTCCAGAATATCGGTAGTAAACTGTATCAACTAACAGTCGGTGAGAATCTTCAGGGCTTCGAGATTAAGTACGATGAACGATGTACCGATACAGGACGACTCAGTATCGAGGTGGCAGAGAAATCAAGGGCTGACGCCAACTTGCCTTGGACACCAAGCGGAATCATGCGTAACGATAATACATGGCTCTACATTCAAGGCAATCGACAAGTGGCATACATCTTCGCTAAGAAGTGGCTCTTGCTATATCTGTTCAAGAAGAAGCCAAAAATCGAAGAGTTTAACGGCACTATTAGACGATTCTTCCTGCCACTCGCACAAGCAGAACAAGGCGCAGCCAAAGTGCTACACTTCGACAATACAAAAAGGTAATGCTGCTAAACCATCGAGTTACTTTACATAATGCAGGGTTACTGCACTACAGAACTCTTCAGTTGCACAACGGTTATCATTCTTGAGTTGTAAAATCCTGCAACTTTCACACCCCATTTTAACCCCCAACAAGGTAGAATCCCTCAGTTGCTTTGATAACCATTTTTACAACTCAAGCGTTTTTTGATAACCATTGGCTCACCATTGAGTGACTTTTGCTCAGTATACGTGAACCCTGAGAATATTCCATGCTACGAAAATGGCAATATGTGGATTTAGATACTACCGTGATAACAATGCAACTTTAGCACTAAACACTGCTCTTAAAATCGTTGTATCGTTATCATGATTTCCTAGTTGTCTGTTGTATTGTGTTGTATGTATATGTGTGTGTAGTAGTAAGAGTAGGGTAGAAGCAAACGATCCCACCTCCTATACCATTTCCCTCTACCCTTCCATTGGACAATTGGACACCCTTTTTAAGGGGGTGTCCAATTGTCCAATGGGGAAAAATCCTCTTCACTTGGACATTCTGTCCAACTGTCCTGGACAAAATGTCCAATTTCCTACCCCACTACTAATCTCGTCCCTCACTACCCAGGAACGTCCCCAAAAACTATAACAAATACCCATCAAAGCCATCCCTGATGCGAGGCATCAGGGATGGCGACTTCCCAATCAACACTACCCCATAACAAAATAAAGCCAACCCCCTACTCAATACAACGCCTTAAATAACACGAAATCAACAACAATCGCAATGCCGGTAGAATGCCACGTGAGGAAATGAGCAACATTCCTGAACGTGACAAGCAAGTGTTATCCCGTGGGGTGTGAGAGACAAGTCCAAACTTGGCAAAATACCTTAGATGTTATTCCGTGGGGTAAGCGTGTTGGCGAAGAGGGGATGGTAGGCAGTTGGTAGGGGGTGGGTAATGGTAGTAGTGCTAGTGGTAGGTGATAAGCGTTAGTAGTAGTAGTGGTAGGTGATGCTGGTAGATAGATGATGGTGAGTAGATGATAAGTGTTAGCTGGTAGTAGGTGATGAGTGGTAGTAGGTAGTAGTGATTGATAAGTGATAGTTGGTAGTAGTAGTTGGTGTGTGATAGTAGATAGTTGTTGTTGGTAGGTAGTAGTTGGTAGTAGGTAATGGTAGGTAGTAGTTGGTAGTAGCTGGTAGTAGTTGATAATATACCCATCCCACCACCACCTTTGCCGCCACCCACCTGGCCTCTTGCGTGCATCCACTGCTGGCGACCCGACCATCACCACTGCTGCTGCATGTCCGTCAATCTGACAGATGTAACGCTGCTGCGCATGCCTCAAGTGTGGTAGATATTATTGCCATAATATCTACCAGTGGAGTCCATTGCCAGGTCGTGAAGCAGACAAGATGCCAGGGTGAACTGTCACAGGATTGGGACAGTTGTCACAGGATTGGGACAGTTGTCACAGGATTGGGACAGTTTGGGACAGATCGGGACACTCTCTAGCCATAAGCCTAGTTCCCATGGTCTTTTCCCCAGCTCAAGTGCCTTTTCCGCTCATCTGCAAGCTGCCATTCTGTTAGCCAGTTGTCCTATCTATCGCAATCGTATCACTTGCGTATCACAGTTCTATCGTAAGTGTATCATGTGAAATTTCACATATCACATATCACATACCAGATATCACATATCAGATTCTTCAATAGAGGCACCACGGCCATCCCGAAACGAGATACATGCGAGTTTTTGCATGTATCCTCAAATTCGCACACGGATGTCCGAAAATATGGTATGATGAGCATGTCAGAAAAACGAGAGGGGGGAAGGGAACATGTATATGTCTTTCGTCGGCAGCTTGCCTGCCCAGGTCGAATCTTGGAATCCGGCCCGGATCGAAGAGACGGGGTACGACCCACGGTCGCCTCGTCTGCGCTGGGCGCTTGAACAAGCGACGTGGCGCAAGCCCCGTCATTGGGGTGCGCTCACCCTTTGGGTCGGCACCTTGCCCGGCGAGGGCGATGTCCTGGTGGTCGCCGAGGGATATCTAGGCGGCCACATCGAGGCCGCCATCGTTCCCGGCGACTGGCCGGGGCTGGTCAGGCTGGCGCCAGGGCTGCGCTGTGCGGCTTGCCAGGAGGTGATCGCATAATCCTGCAGGCTAGGCTGGACGCGGTCCTTGCCTAGCCCGACTAATTATGAGAGAGGGGTACAACCCAATGACGACCATCACTGTGGACTACAAACTGGGCTATGGGACCGAGGCCAACCTAACTCGAGAAGCGATCCTGACCATCGGTGAGTCTTCCCATGGCAATGGCAGACCGGTGCACCTAATCGCGGGGTCGCATCCGTACTGGCTCGGCGCAATCCACAACGGGCGATTCGTTCCTCGCAATCGCCTATCCGAGCAAGCCAAGAGGATTATTACCGCGGCCTGGCGAGCCAACATCATCTAATGCCAGCATGATCCCAGGTGCCAGGCTGGACTTCGGTCCTCGCCTGGCCCGTGAGATTATGAGGAGGTAACCCAATGCAAACCGCATACGTAACTGGCAAGCCTACCGCTGTAGTAGTCGATGGCCCGTTCGCTACATGCGACCGATGGGGCGATGAGATACCGTACTGGACGGTATCGTTCCTCGATGATGAGGATTGTACGGTGGGCAAGGTCTACGATTGTGCTAGCTACGATCGGGCGTTAGCCCTTGCTGAGCGGATAAGCAAGGATCGGCGCCTCGAGCTCGTAATAGACGCTAGCCCATACGCATGAGATGGCATACACAACAAGCCTGCTGGCGGGCATCATACACCAGCAGAAGGGACACCAACGATGGAGAAGCGACGGTATTTTTCGTGTCTCGATGCCCTACGCGGGAGGTTCCCGCGCACGAGCGAGTCGCAGATCTTCAGGGCGGCTCGCTCGGTCAAGCCCGCCAATCGCGAGCGGGCACTTCAGCTCGTCGAGCGTGGCCTGGCCATGCTCCAGAGCGGGCGGTCGACGCCTTCCGAGGTGTGGAAGGCGTCCCGGGAGCGCCGGGTGCGGACCTGGCGAGTCCGCTCCGCCGAGGCCCTGGCCCAGGCTGCAGGGTACCGCTCGGACGAGCACGGTGCCTGGGCAAGGGGCGACCACATCACTGTTAGGGGTCTCGATTTTGTGCCCCCATATCTGGCGGCATCAGCGCCATATTTTGCCCAGGCCGGCGCCGGCCTGGGCCTGGTCAATGTGGAGCGCAAGCGCGTGTACGCGCATAGCTGCTCCTGGTACCCCAGCTTCGCCAACACCGTTTTCCTCGTCGGCCGCAACGAGGCCGGGACCTATTTTGCCCACCCCGTCCCGAACAGGATCAGGACCGTTCGGGACGCGATATCGTGGATCTGGTCTGGCATGGAGGACCAGATCGTTCAGCGCCAGGGAGACATTGCCCTGGCCCGGGCTCGGGGCACCAAGATCCCGACCCTTCCCCCGGGCCACCGACTGGACGGCGACCGTATCGTCCACGCGACCCACGAGCCGCTACGACTCCCCGGCGTCGGCGAGCGTATCATCGTCGCCCGGCGAGCGGCCACCCTGGCTGCCCGGGCCACCCGGGATTGAGTCCCCCCAGCCCGGTGGCTGTCGCTCACCAGCAGTGCCGCCGGGCACCAGTGGTAGGAGTCAGCGTATAGCCCCGCTGAGGCGGGAGGAGGAGAGGAGCCGCCAAATGTTTACAGTAGGCAACTACCATGAGGCATGGGCCTCGCTCTCGGACGACGAGTATGAGAGCGAGGGCGAGGTCCTCACTGGCCGGGCCGTGGCGGTCCGGCAGCAGGAAGACGGGATCGAGATCGTCACGGTCCGGTCCGTCGCGACCGGGCGCCTCTGGGACGTGGCGTTCGACCCGACCCAGGGTCAGGCATCAGAGGCGGTCTGGGCGGAGCTCCCCGCCCAGTCCTGAGCCTCTCAGCCCGGCGGCCCCTCCATATGCGGATTCGGAGCCGCCGGGTCCGCCTAAGGCGGATTGGCAGTTGGCGCATAGCCCCGCCTCAGGCGGGAGAAGGAGAGAACGATGAAGATCACGGCTATCGACGGAAAGATCCGGGCGCAGACGGAAAAAGCCGTCTGTATCAATGGCACGTGGGTGCCGAGGTCAGCGATTGAGAGCCTAGAGACGGTCGTCGGCGAGTACGACCGCTCTGGCGAGGTCGAAAAGGTCCGGCCCGGCCTCGTCCTGGCCGTGCTGAAGTGGCCCATCGAGGTGGGAGGCGGTGCCTCCATATCCTACGGCGTCCTCACAGAGAGTGGGCGCCGCTTCTGGAGGCAGGGCTTCCACGGCTGGACCGAGGAAACTGCTCCCGGGTCCTGAGCCCCCGCCCGGCGGGCACCTGGCTCGGACCCGCCGGGCACCGTCGGAATTGGAGTGAAGTCGCAGCCGGGCGCGAGAGCCCCGGCAGAGGGGGAGAGGATGGAAGAGCTGAACCTGGACGACCTGGCCTGCATCGCAGGCCTGGACATGAACGGCCACGAGGTTACGCCTCTCATGGCCTACCGTCGGGGCAGTTTCGAGCCGCCCTTCACGAGCGGCATCATCCGGTGCGAGCCGGGAGACATTTTCGACCTGATCTATGACGACGGGCGGAACGAGCGAACCGTCCGCGTCGCAATCGACTAGTCGCAGCCGGCGCGAGAGTCCCGGTACGGAGGGGACGATGAAAGTTCCAGTCGACCTGACGATCCGTTTCTTCGCGCCACCGGGCGCGGTGTGCCGCCTCGATTCCATGAACCGGACCGAGGTCCGGCTCAACGGAGAGAAGATTCCAGCCGAATACGCCAACCGCTATGTCGTCCCCTCCGTTGCGGTTGGGGACACTATAGCGGTTGGCGTCCCCTCCGGCTGGTTCCAGTGCGTGGTTACATCGATAGACCACGTGGAGGGCGAGCCCGACGTCCTCCACGCGAAGGGCCAGTGGGACGGCAAGGAAGCCGGCCTGCTCGCCGGCATGTCGGGGATCGTCTGGTGGGAGTGCCATCCCGCCGACGACTCGATGGTCGAGTCGTCCGTATGGGATAAGCCCATCCCCTACGGGCTCTACCGGCGCGTCAAGGCGCTGGTGGATGACTCGGCGGCATGGGCCGTCCCGCTGCCCGATGAGCACCTGTGGCCAGAGCACATCCGCTGGCCACAGGTCAAGCAGGCCCGGATGCGGGACCTGGTCGCCACCGTGCAGGCGTGGTGGCAACCGGGGTGGGGCCAGCGTCACTGGCCCCAGGAGTCCTGAGCACCCCAGCCCGGCGGGCTTCCGCCTAAGGCGGAAGTCGCCGGGCACCACGGTAGGAGTTGACGCATAGTCGCAGCCGGGCGTGTGAGACCCGGCACAGGAGGAGGTAATCGCATAATCCCAGGTGCTAGGCTGGACGCGGTCCTTGCCTAGCCCGTGAGATTATGAAGGAGGTACAACCCAATGGCACTGAGCAAGGCAAGAGTTGTGGCCGAGGCAGGGAAGTTTCGCGTCTTTGACGACGGCTCATTCGAGGGGCCAGAGGACTACGTCAAGCAGGTCAACGTCGATAAGATCGCGAACGACGTGGCGCTATTCGCGATGTTCAGCAGTGCGCCTACCTACCAACTGATAGCAGTAGCGCTGCAAACCGACTACGCAGGATGGAAAGGTGCCAAGAGCCTAATCGACAAACTCTGTTAGCCATCGCGCCTAGCATGAGATTATGAGGAGGTACCCGACAATGAGATCCCCGTATATTAGACTATCGTTCTCGCCTACCGAGGCAAAGTTTCTGCGTCAGGCTGCCTGGAATGCCTACCGAGACGCGGCCATTGCGCACCAGAAGGAAGAACAGAAAAATGGCAATTGGGAGGACTATGTAGAAGCATCTCACCGCATGGACATCTATCTCAACATATACAACAAGATTTCTGACACATGCCTGAAGCGAGGTGCATAATCCTGCAGGCTAGGCTGGATCAAGTATCCTTGCCTAGCCCGTGAGATTATGAGGAGGCAAAACCATGTTCAACTCGATTGTCAATCGCAATGGAAAGCTAGCATTGAAGGGGCACGCCTTCGAGCGCCGCGACGAACCCATCATCGACTCATACTATTGGCAGTCAGATATTCCCGCTCAGGAATGGGATCACATCATCGGACAGACGGTCTGGTTCCCAAACGGATTTGGCTATGGCTCAGTACTGACCCGACACGGGGTTCGCATTGACGTAGACTGCCGCGGATGGCGCGACGAGAAAGATTCTGTCCCCATTACAAAGCCCCACAACGGGCGCGAGTACGGATGGATTTGGCAATGTGGGGAATGGAGGAAAGATTACTTTCCACGTTGCGAAAACTGTTACAAGTACCATGATCCTGCGTACACCTATTGCGATGATTGTGGCATCTGCCATCCCCCAAGCCACAAGCACAGCAAGCGCGCAGCATAATCCTGCAGGCTAGGCTGATGGTGACATCTCGCCTAGCCCGTGAGACTATGAGGAGGTAACACAATGGCACGCAAGCCCGACAAGCTGCAGCTTCCCATGTTCCCAGACGACGAACAGCCCAAGCCCCCAGCACTACCAGACGGAACACCGGTACCGTCGCACCTGCAAGGCTGGTTGCAGGGAACGCTCAAGCTGACGACAGAGCAAGCCACCGTATAGCCTGACCTTGCCAGACAGAAGGGACAACCCGACAATGAAGCCCTCGCAAACTATTGGGAGCCAGTAGATTGAGATCGCAACCCCTCAATTTGCACACGGCAGCGCCTAATTGTGTTATACTGGACACAAGCAAAGAGAAGGGAGACCCCAACATGAAGACAGCCAAAGGAACGACCTGCAAAGGCAGGCACGAGAAGAATGGCAAGGTAGGTGCTGGCGTGTGGGACGTGTATATAATTAACGGGCGGCGCTACACCGTCTGTGCGCACCAAGTAGGCGATGGCTACTGCGGTGCACTGATCGACGTGACAAACCTCGAACAGATTACGGTCTGTTGCGGCATTAAGGCGAACCATATCAGCCCTACGTAGCTGGCAGCGTCGAGCTGGACCCGATCCAGCCAGCCACGGAGGGACCAAGGACGCATAGCCTGGCATTGCCAGGAGAAAGGACAACCCGACACATGGTAACCGATCAAGAGAACAAGGACATTCGACTCGCGGTATTCAGCACTGACCAACTGGCAGCAGACTGTGCAAACGAATTCGACCGCAGCCTCAACGTATCCTGCAAATGGGCAACGGGAGACAATGCCGAATTCGAGGCATGGCTTGCGCGATGGGACATGCCTACCCCTTGCCCTGAGCACGTCCGGGCAATAGGACTGCGAGATACCCCCTTCACGCTGGGAGACATGCACAACGACCGCTATATTTCGCAGTGTGGGGGAGGCGAACGCTTTGAATGGATACCACTAGGGGGGATCGTCATCGGGCGAGGCACTACAGCCAATTGGTATCTGATTCCTGGCAACGAGGACTGCCCGGCAGTTCTTGACTACGAAGAACCCGACGAAGACTGCTAAGCACAATGAAACCCACAACCAAATACAAGCCCGCCCTCACCCGCTGGCGCTGCTCTCAGTGCCAGCGATGGGGGCCAGGATTCCGAACCGAGCAAGGCACGCACCTATGCTACCCCTGCTGGCGCAAACTGACAGCGAATAAATGGGCTAGGCTCGAACCCTAGCTCAACACACGACATTAAAAGAAGGAGACACACAATGGCTATCCACAAATCAGCAGGATTCGAGATTGAGGATCAGGAGCAGGCAGACCTGCTCAAAGCATGCTCGTCCTGCGGGCGCTCACCCGAGATAGGCGAGCAATGGCACCAGGCATACGAGAACGGCCAGGACACCGGCAATGTCCTGTGCCCTGAGTGCGCCAACGGATATCCCGAATTGCCCTACGCCTACGTCCGTGGCGACTTCACCAAACTGCTGGATCGCATCATCGGTGACAGGCGAATCCAGCCTGACGGGCAAGGCGGGTTCGTCACAGAAAGTTTGACAGCGGAGATTCGCTTCGCTGCTGAGCAAGAAGAGGACTGGCCTTCTGACGTAGCGGAGGCCATGGTCGAATGGGCGCTCGATCAGTGCGCCCATACCAGCGAGGCCAGGGTCAAGGCTGGCCTCGAACTACCCGATGAAATTGCGCGGGCAGTAACTCGGATAGAGACCAAGTACCGAACTCGAGCCGCCGCCGACGACGAAGTCGAGGTCTCGGGATACGTCCCGAATCACATCTTCGACGATGTGGTTGACGAACTATCTAATCGAGGATACGACGTCGTTGTGTGTGGCGACGCGGACGGAGACACGTCGGCGCTCTCGATTAGCAGGCCCTGAGCCCCCCAGCCCGGCGGAACGGTCAGGTCCCGCCGGGCACTATCGGAATCGGCGCCTAGTCGCAGCCGGCGCGAGAGACCCGGCACGGAGGGGACTGTGGAAAACCTACCCGCCGAGTTGATGGTTGACACTGACGCGGGCCAATACCCCTGGCCCGCCGATGCATACCGGCCCCGGATCGATGTGGTCCGGGGCGGCGTCGAGATTTTGGCCGGTCACGCCGCCGGTGCCGTCGGCTACCAGCGGTTCCTGCGCGAGCAGGACTACCCCCGCGTGGTTGTGCTGCGCTGGGGGTATAACAGTCGTAAAGCCGCTACCATCTCCGGCCCGGCCGTCGCGTGGTCCTACGCCGACGGCCACGGCATGGAGATGGTTGCCGTACTCCGTCGGGGCGAGTCGTTTCGGCTATGGGTGCCTGGCTCCCATAGCCACGGTCCCGGCCAGACCTGGTACGGTGCCGTCGGCGCTGACGGCGTCATTGAATGGGAGCGGGAATTAGCCCCCGCTATCGAAGTCTAGTCGCAGCCGGGCGCGAGAGCCCCGGCAACAGGAGGAGACGATGAAGCGATTGACCGTTGAGCGAATCAGCATATCTGCCACACCAGAACAAAAATGCGATTGGTGTGACCAGCACAAGAAAACCTTGTACGCATATGGAAACTGGAAGATCAAAGGTCAAAATGGCGAAATCCGGCTCGCTGTCTTTTGCAACAAGAAATGCGCGCGGGGCTTCTACCCGTCACTAAAGAACGATTATATCGTATGGCGCGGCGGGCACTAGCTTCGGATTCGCTACCCCACCATCGCCCCCCGGTCGGTCCGCCGGAGAGTTTGTGAGTTTTTCGGTTTGCGGCCCCGGAAGCCGCGAAAACCGTTCATCATACGCTGGCAACGTAGCGCAAAATAGCGCCCGCCTCAGGCGGGTTGCGGGCTTAGGGACCTCGAATCGATTTCCTCACAACCTCTGAGGCGGATAGGCCGGGAGAAGGAGACGAGAGAATGACAGGCCAGGCTCTCGCAGAAAGCATCATCAAGTACGCTGTGTCGATCCGTGTGCTCTGGCTCGCAGACCCAGGGCATCTGGGGCTGTGGCAAGAGCACAACCGAGTAGCCCCCCACGAGGGGGAATGTATAAAGATGCTACACAAAGCAGAAAAGAAAGGGGAACAACATGCAAGCAACACAGACAGCTAGAAAGGGATGGGGGACAGGACTCACGGTCTTCTGGTGTATCGTCGGAGCACTACTGCCAATCCTCGGACTACTGATAGCAGGTTGGGGATTGCTCGGCAGTACCACAAGGAAGGAGGGACTGATCGTTGGGGCTATCAGTATAGGCGCATGGCTCATCGGCATGTTCGCCTTGATGGGTCTGGCTATCCTATTATCGTACTAACCCCTCGCCTGGCTGGGGTGGGGGCAACTCCCTCACCTCAGCCTCGATGGATTCGTCCTGACCCCTCTGCTGCTGCACCTGCTGGAGCAGGACAGCAAAGCCGATCGGCGCAGGGGGGATCGCTTCCTGGCGAGCCTTGGGGGGAACGTAAACCCCCAGAATATCAAGAAGGAGTTTACGATCATTGAATGAGTCACCAAGCGCCTGCTCTATGGACTGGCGTACTATCGCCGGAGCGGAACCCCACACCATTCCGATGCAGGAATCCCTGAGCAGCGCCTGGAATCCATGCTTTCGCTTGGCCTTGCTAAGCTGGGCCTTCGATACGCCTGCAGCCTTGGCCCAATCAGTATCCGTATCGAACCGCCCCTGCACTTCTGCAAAGGCGGTCAACAGCTTTCGCTCTGTCTCGGACGGACGGTACATTACCATCTCGCCCTTCTCGGAAGGAACCATGTATTTCATCGAACATAGGCGCAAGGTGCCCCGACTGGAAAGACGGGGAGAAATGCGCCCCCTTCTCCTTTCTTCGTGGGCGGTTGCAATCAGCCGCAAAGCGATCGTCAATGCGCCGAACGTAGCGACCCTCACAAGTTAGCTACAAGTCTCCGGCTTCAGCCGGAGGTAATTGATAGGAGGCATCGTGATGCAATATCTAACAACACAACAAGCAGCGACCAGGATTGGTCGCCATCGGGCACAAGTCTACCGCTATGTCGAAAAGGGACTACTCAAAGCCATTCGCCCAGGGATCGAATGGCTCATCAGTGAAAAAGAACTGGCCCGATTCATGGCAACCCCGCGCCCTGGACCGGGCCGTCCCCGCGGTCCCTGGAAACGCCCTAGCCCTTCTTAACCGGGGGGCTAGGATATCCCTTCTTGGTCCTGCTAGCCGCGAACTTGGGGTCCATCTTGGAGTCACACTTCTTCTCAGCCATATAGGTCACCGCCTTTCAATAATCTATCAATAGTGTAGTACAGCCTAGTCACTTGTTTCTGGATGCACACGCTCGGGTAGCTTAGACAACGGGGGTGACCTCATCAATATCTCGGCCACTACCGACGCCCCCGACCTGTCATCACGCCCCTTGATCTCACCCCTCGCCGCCAACCCCACCAGCTTCCGTGCCTCAGCCTTGGACCTTACATAATGCAGCCTCAACCCCATGCCTCCTATCGGAATGTCGTCAGCCAGTGGAATGGGACCACCTGGCCATCGCCCATCATGTAGGCACCAGCAAACCGTACCGACTCAGGTAGCCTATCGATCATCTTCTGCTGTGCCTTGTCGTCCTCGTAGCACCGTCGTCGCTCCGGTGACTGACGCCAAAGCTGACGCCCCCGCGCCTTCTTGACCGGTACATAGCTCCAAGCTAACGACTTCAAAGCAACCCCTCACTTACTTCTTCAGCTTCTTCAGCGTCTGCGCCAAGCGTGCCCGCTGCCCGACCTTGTCGTCTCGCTTCGCTGCTTCCGTTAACTTCCTGGCCGGGATAGGCTTGTCCTCAGACACCCCCAGGTCACGCCTCAACTGCCCTGGCTTCTTGATAGCCTTCTGTATCCACTTCTCAGCCACAATGCCCTCCTACAGATAGTTTAGTCGATTCCTCGTACTGTTGTGCTGCATCGCATATCTCATCGAACAATGTCGCCCTGGCTTCCCTCAATATCTGGTAAATCCTGCACCGGCTTATACCACAACGCGTTGCTATCTCTGGCACCGTAAGCGCCTTGCCCCGCTGTCGCCCCACCCCATGGTACATCTCCACCATGTAACGGTCACTAGGTGGTAATGCCTGTAGTAACCCCTCTACATATACCCGCAGCAGGTCCTTACCCAAAATCCGAAACACCCGATCCTCAACCGACTCCGAGACCCTATCGGCCAACGTGTCCGCCACGTACTGGCCATATTCCCCATCATTAACGTCCACCATGTCAGCAGTGGCAGCCTGTGCTTTCGCTAATGACTCCGGCCGCGCCCCCACTTCCTTGGCGATCTCAGCCAACGTGGGTTCATGTCCTGTGGCCTGGTATATGTCAGCCACCACATCCATGACCTTGCGCAACTGCTTGAGCACGTACCCTGACACCCTCATCGTACGACTGTACTTCGTGATAGACTTGCGCATGTAATCGCATATCCACCACACCGCATAGGTGGAAAATCGCAGGCCACGTCGGTAATCGTACTTGCGCGCTGCGTGGTATAGTCCTAGATTCCCCTCTTGAATCAGGTCCATATCATCAACCCCACGCCCCGCGAATTCACCCACTCGACTAAGAACCAGGTGCAAGTTGCGTTCGATCAACTCGTTACGTGCGTTCTCCCCTTGACCGATTAGCACCTGTCGTTTGTGCCTAACACTTGCACAAGCATGGTGCCTATGAGCCTGAGCTATTTGGCCCAGTCGTATTCGACGCCCTAGAGCCAGCTCCTCTGACGCAGAAAGCACCCGTGGTGGCCCTATCTCCGCCAGATAGATTGTCTTGGCGTCGCAGTCCGTATCAGCATTACATCGCTGCAGCACCAGTCCAACGCACCAAACGCAGTGCACAACCACATGGCACATGAACCAACATATGGTCTGCCTGTCTTATTTTCTGATCCGGTTCCAGCATCCAAACTCCTCGCTCTAGCACAAGATCAACCGTACCTGTGAACCTACACACAGGACATGATACCATAATTCTACGTATCTGTTGCACACTAATGGCTGGGTCCCGTAACGTTTCGCCATCATACCCTACCGCAGAACACCCGCGGTGAGGTCGCCTAATCCCTAGCGCGTATCGCGCCCTCTTCACGGTCCACCGACCAACTCCCAGCTGCTGCCCAATGGTGTCGTCTGTCGCTCTGGCAGTTTGCTCAGCTAGCCATGCCCGATTCTTCAGTTGTTCCGCGCTCAAGTATCCTCCCTTCAGATTCCGCACTTCGGTCTCAGTTCTTATACTCCTGAGCTAAGCATTGCAACGGATATTGCTTCCCGGATATTGGCTCATGGTAAACTGGTCTCAGTTCTTATACCCCTGAGCCAGGCATTGCAACACACTACCGGCAAAGCCACGCCCGCCGCATCTGTATCGTCTCAGTTCTTATACCCCTGAGCCAGGCATTGCAACTTGCAAGAAGGTCGACACGAGCAGACATCAGCTTCACGTCTCAGTTCTTATACCCCTGAGCCAGGCATTGCAACTGCGCCAGGTGCTCGCTGTTCAGACTATTCAGACGCAGTCTCAGTTCTTATACCCCTGAGCCAGGCATTGCAACCGTATCATATCACCTCCTGCAATCTGTACTATAATCCCCAAAACCCAACAACACACTAGCCCCCATCGGTAGGCGGGGTCGTCGATTCTTCGCAACTCGTTTTCTGCTCTGAAACAGCCTCGATTTGCGAAGCTCGCTGTAGCAGCACGGCAGCGGCATTAGCATCCTGGTCCCACAGCAGGCCGCATTGCGAGCACTTGTGGACCAGCTCGGCGGCAGCGTTGAACTGATCGATCTGCCCGCAGACATGGCAGGTTAGCGTACTATAGCTGGGGTTGACTTTCAATACCTCCACACCCTCTCGGCTACAGGTATGCTCGATGGTCAGTCTCAAACTGCTGATCGCAGCAGTCTTGCGGTACCAGGCACCTGGAATGCCTCCACCGGTACCCACCTCGGCCTTGGGGTGTTCAATAACTCGCCGTAGGTCAAAATCCTCCAACACGACCTGCCGATAGCGCCTAACCAGATCGGCGGCGAAACGCCGATACAGTTCGCGCCGATGGCGCCCCACCTGGTCCCGCAAGTGGCTTTCCCACTGCCACAGATGCCGGTCTTTGACCCACCAGGCTTGCAGACCAGCCAACATCTCATCATCGGCGTCGAAACGCTGGCCCTCCCAGTCACGCACGAGGGCGGAGAGTCGGGCCTGGCTCTGCCAGAAGGATAAAGTTTTACATCGCTCGGCTAACCAGTCGGGCACGACAACGTGCTGCAGCCAATCGACTAAAGCTACTCGTGTAGCGTTGAAATGCAGATCACGTATAGATTTCAGGTCATCCACCTTGCGAAACTGCTCGATGACCTCGTTTGCCAGCAGCACCTGTCCCTGCTGTCCTAAGTCGTCTACCCAGTAGGCTACTCGCAGTCCCTCATCGAGCTTACGCCAACCTACATCGATGGCAATACGGTTTCGATCTTGATGCGTCACAATCTCCTGCTGCGGAGTAGCTACTGTAATGACAAGCCGATACCGCCATGAGTCGGCTATTCGCTCCCGTACCACGGCGGCATTACGGATGCCGCCACCTTCGGGCAGTGGCCGATGCATGACCATGGGCAGCTCAAGCCAAACCGGACTACGATCCTCGTGAGAGCCTATGCGAATGCGCACAACGGTGCGGGCCAACCGGCGACGCTCGCCGCGGATGGGGCTGGTCCAGGCCCTGGGGTCGACCGGTCGAATCTGCAGCCGGGTGTCGGCGCCGAAAACGTCAGCCACCGGCAGGCCCTGTTGATAGCGGACCGAGACCTTGCCGGTGCCGTCGAAGCGGTGGAACTTGATTTCGGTGCCCTCTCGCATAGCCCGAACTCGGGCAACGCCATAGGACGCCAGAACATCATCGTAGTTGCACCAATAGAGGTTGGAGTTATGCTGAGCAGCTTTGACCTGTTCGAGGCGTTCAGCCTCCAGTTCGTCAAGGCGAGGCTGGCTGGCTTCTTTGATGCGCTCACGAGCAGCTTTGTCCTCGGCCCTAGCACTCTTCAACTGCTGCTGTAGGTCTTTGATGTAAGCACGAAGATCGGACACATCGGCATTCCTGGAACGCTGTCGCTTGCGTTCGGCTTTGATAGCAACTCGGGCTTCCTCCAACTCCTGCTGGAGGGCAGGTACCTTTGACTCGGGGGGCTGTAGCAGCGAGCGCACCTCGATCCGCTGGCGACGCTCGATCTCGACCAGGCAGTTCCAGAAAGTATTGCGACCCCGGAGTTGGTCGAGCATATCATCAAACCCAGCAGTAGGCGGCAAGCATCCATATTCATAGACTCGATTGTCCCGCGGTTCAGCGGGCTTACGAAATGGCATCGTGTTCTTCCTCTCTGTGGTTTGGGCCGCCGTCGGGGTCAGCGGCCCAAGTGCTTGGAAATGTACTCATTGATTGCAGCCGGGGCCCCTGTTGAGCGACCCGAACTGTAATGTTTTGCAGTTGTTCCCGCCCCGCCGGGGGTGAATCCACCAGGCCCCCTTCTCAATTTACTCAAAGTCCGCTCCGCCTAAGGCGGACGGACGTTTGGCCTAATCTCGCAACAGCGCGATGTGGTCCTCCAGCGTCGGATGCCGCTCGTACATGGTACCGTTCCGATTTCGTGGCGAGAATACCAGCCAGAGAAACCCATGAGCTGCAGCCTGTATCTCCACCCGAATACACCGATCGTGGGCTAGCACAACCAGCTTGGTCAGGTCCGCACAGTCGAACGTTGACATCCGGCTATCATCAATCGTAAGTCGGATGCACTCTCCATGCGCCCAGTCTACTCGCTTCAGTGCACTATGGTTTACATGATAGATTCCGCCGTACAGATCATCCAGCAAATCAGCCACGTCCTCCCCGAACAACGAAAACTGTGCGCCAAATTTCCCCTTGATCCAATCTGCCCCTGCTCCCATTCTCCCCTCCTCAACGTCCACTCCAAGTAGACGGTTAGCCTATAGCACAGGCGCTTTGCCTATCACCTTGTTGAGGGCCAGCATGCAACACCGGCAGCTTTGCCTACACGAGCACGTGGTCAGCCGCCAGAACTCGTCACGCGCCACCATATTGCAGATGCTATGGACGTCGTCCAGCCAGAACCAGTGCGAACGGCCTCGGCCGCTCACCGATTCATACCAGCCCCCGTGCAGCTCACTCACGTCGCCTCCCTCAGCGCCAGCAGCACCTCACCCAACAGGTCCGCCAGGTGCTGACCAGACCGAACAATGCTCCACGATTTCACCACTAGAGCAAATCTCACTAAGCACTCCCAATGCACCGTACCCTCGATGTAGTCGATGTCCGTCGCGACTTGAACGTAGCGCTCAATTCCGAGCTCATTCCGCAACATCTCCAATAGCTGCCCGGTTGTTGGCAGCCAGGTCCACACATCGCCCCGCAGACTCACCCATCTGCAAACAAGGTCAATGGTGATGACTCGGCCTGAACCTGCCCGGCACTCAGCCCAATCGCCCTCCTGCCACTCGTGGCCCTTGGTAATGCCTGCTTCTTTCAGCCTCTTGCCCATCCCGGGCGATACGTGGTCAGTCATTCGTTGCCTCCCTAACTGCCCGCACCAATCGTGTCAGTGATCGCTCGCAGACCCGACAGCGCGGCGTCTCACTTGTCGCAGCCTGCCACGGCTCATCTCGCTCGTAATAACCGCCCTTGTTGGTCCACAGGAGACGCCCGCACAAACTCCACTGGCTGCTCGGATGGAGATAGTGCGCCTTCCTCATAGACCTTGTGATGTACCATCCGCCCCTTTTGGGCGTCAGATCGAAAACTTTTCCTGTCACGGCGCCCTCCTGATCGCTATCACCACCAACCTCATATGCATGGTCGTCGCATTTTGGTGCATTCCTGCGTTCCTCCCTAACTGCCCGCTCCAGCGCCGCCCATTCGCAGTATGCTGCATGTGGCGAGCCCTCCTTGGTCCGGCAATACCAGCACCATCGCAAGCCCCAGAAGGGCTCGTACCACGGTGCGCCCCTTGCCACCAACGCCTGTGCTGCTGCCAGCACATCCTCGCTCATTTCCTCTCCATCCTGGGGCACCACTCCGGTGGTGGCCCTGACTTTAGCTGTTTCTCGCTGAACAGCATATGCGCTGCATAGCACCACCAGGACCGCCGTCGTAGACAGTATTTCGAGTAATCGCAATCAAGACATCGCCCCGGGATTTCGCCCATCTCAGGACTAACATGATTACCCATCCAAGCCCCTTCCGGCGCCAATTCGATACGCTGCATCAGCCTAACATCATCCAGGGTACCACATACTCCACATCGCACCGCATATGGACGAGCCCAACCAGTACCAGCAACGGCCTCCACTGCCGCCAGGAGTTGCCTTGCATGACCATCCCATCGCTTTTCTGCCTCCACCTCGCCCGCCATCCCATGAGCGATGCACTGTCCCGCAATCACGGGATACAGTTCATGACAAACCTGCAACAGCTGTTGGACCTCCCGGCCCCCGCCCTCACCCGTCGCCGGGTCGCCCTCAGGTATTCTCGACGTGGCATCGTTACCGGCCATCAGGCATCACCTCCTTTCACTGGCTTCTCAGACACGATGTCGAACAGGCAGTTCTCACCGCACCTGCATGGCACCCGGTAGCCAGGCTTGCACGCCGAACAGTCAAACCCGCACGGCATCAAGTCCGACAGATCGCACGCACAGTCGGCAGCGGCATTGTAGAGGCCATCGTAGCCATTCGTCTTCAGGTAGTCCTCAACGATAGCCTGGACAGTCGTCCCCATCGTCGCCCCCTTCCCCCAGGACTCTCCCCGGATTGGTCCCGATTGCTGTCAGTGCCAGTTCGGCCCGCATATCCTCTACCAGGCGACGCAATGCCTCCTGCGCTTCCGCCAACTGCGAGCGGAGGGACTCGTTCTCTGCCTGCAATCGCTCAACCTGTACAAACAGACAGCTATCTGGCGGTGGCCCAGGGAAAACATCGCGCTGGGCCACCACTTTACGGGTAATTTGACATAGCCCACCTGTTTGATCTGTTGTGCTTGTAGGCGCAATCCACCAATTGCATACCCAACATGCACCTTTCAACATCCCTGCACCTCTACATCCTCTGGCAAGCACTTGACGATGCTACGCTCGGATACTGCGACAAGATACACCTGCTTGCCACTAACAGGAATAAACACCGTTGTATAGCCGTAGTCTAATAACTGATCATCCTCACGCAGGACGGGGATGCTACGAGCCCCGCAGTAGATGCCCTCTGCCTCGTAGTCCTCTCGCCCTATGTTTCTCACCCTTCGGCTGTACTCATATTTGATTTTGCCCTTGACTCGCACCTTCTGTCCCAATCGGGGCCTGATACTCATCCCCTTACCTCCTTCTCTGCCTTCATGGGCACCCATAAGCCTCGTCCCTTCTCGATTGCAGGTCGATGCTGCTGCAACCCCACTGGCCACTGCTGGATCAAGTTGTCGCCCCACACCTGGCTCAAACTCTTCTTCATGTAGATAGGCACAGATTCTTCCTTGCATGCCTTAACCAAGGCATCCAGCCACTTCTTCTCAGGAAACTGAGCCCCTGCCCCTGTCTGCGCCCCCACCACTACCCACTCGATCCAGTCACCTTCGTCCACTATCCACTGATCGATAGGCCCCAACATAGGCTCGCAAGACAGCCAAATGTTTGCTAGGGGGTGCACTGTCTTCCACAGATCGCCCATGCGTTCCTCTTTGTCATAGCTCTCTACCGTCAATCCTGTCCACACGTTGTCAGGCAGTAGGTACGGATAAAACCCAGGACTCTTGGTCAACATAAGGTACTGGTGCTGTGGTGCCAGATCTATGGCCTCAAGGACCTTGATATGCACCCACTTGGGGAACGACCCCCACAGGTCCCCCATGTCACCAACGAAGATAATGCTTGGCGTCTTCTTCAGCCTAGGCTCGTGCAGCCGATGTTCATAGGACGTTGGCGCAAACCCACACGGGAACACATCGCCAGGCAAAGCGCAAAGCACCCCCGACGCATCAGCAGCACGCGATTTCCAAGTATGGAACCGTTCCGCTATGCGCCGAGCATAGCAGTAAGGACAGCCCCTCAAGCAGCCAGTGATGGGATTCCAGCTATACTGTGCATACCCAATGGTTTTGCTAATGTCGTTCATTTGCCATATCCCCCAAACCAACCACCAATTACGCCCCCAGTAACCATCACGCCTGCACTAGCTACTATAGCCAGGACTGGCCAGGGAACCTCCCACTTTATAAATACCAGGATAATCAGTGCCACTATGGACCACAGGAACAGAAGTATTCCTAGGCCCATCACCCAAAAACCTAAGTCAGCCATTCGTTTATCCACTGCCTTAACCCCCCTTCTCTACTACCCTCACCTCGATATCGGGATACCTTAACCGAAACAACTTCGTCCTGAGCGACCAGTCGGTCGTTTTCGTAGACCACCGACCATCACCACCCTTAACGTCCTCGACCACCCAATGACCTGCTTGCTTGTCAAAGTATCGGTAGTCAGGCGTCCACGTTACCACTCGGTGCCACTTTCCAAACCCATCTCGGAACCCGTCCAGCACGGTGTACTTTGGCTGACGCTCTAGGTCCGATATCTCGCCAGCCATTTCCAACAGTCTTAGTTCCGTGTAGCGTGCAGCCTCAGCCTTCGAGTCATACACCTGGCCATTACGCGTTGCCTTGATGTTCAGATACTTGGACCTCTTCTCGTTGCTCAAGTAATCAGACACTTGCCGCTTCCTTCACGACCCGCTCTAGTGCTGCCCACTTGCAGGTTTCGCTGTGGCCCTCGTACCAATTGCAGTAGAAACACCACGGACCATACGAGCTGCTGACTGTAGGACATTCTTCGTCCACCAGTGCTCTGGCCTTTGCCAGCAGATCGAACACGTCAATGGCCTTGGTCGTCAACGGACAAAACTCGGGGAATTTCCCCTCTGGTCCAGAAATAACCTCGTTGGTCTCTGTACATACCCACTGCATTCCTGTCCATCTAGCAGCCTCGCAATCAAGGCAGTCCTTAATTGCTGTCCACATTGGGGCTACTCGTTGCTCGCTCATTGCCCACCCCGTTCTCTGCGTGGCTATCTACCCCGACCAACACCTGCAGCTTGTCGCAAGCGAGCTCGTACTCTCGTAGCAGGCCAATCCAGAACGTCTCGTACTCGAGCAACTGTTCCTGCATACCCAATTCGCGTGCTGCCTCGATCATGGCGCTGCCTTTTTCCAACCTTGCAGTTAGCGATTGAATCTTGCACTGTAGTTCCTCGATTGCCTGCTGTATGCTCGACATACTACCTGTACCCCCACCAGTTCTCGTGCTTATCTTTGTACACCTGGACATCTTCTGGAAAGAATTGGACATTGGACATTCCCCTTAAAAGGGGGAATGTCCTGTCCAATTGTCCAATACACAATGTCCAACTGTCTTGGACAAAATGTCCAATTTCTAAAATGGCTCATCAGCCTTCAATCCGTACCCACCCGCGACCTTCACGACTTCCTGTTTGGCTTCCATACGTTGCAATGCCTTACGAACCGCACCCTCTTTTGCGTCCAACTCAGTCGCCAAATCCGTTACCGACATACGACCAAAAGATCGCAGCAATCCCAGAATCCTAATGGTGGTCGGCATTTTCTCGGCAATAAATGCTATCTGGGATGGGTCTCGCTTGCGAACCGTGATCGTATCGTCCCCGAACGTGACTACAAACCCCAAGGGCTTCTGCAATTTCATACCGTTGACCTTCGTGTGTATTAAGCCTAACTCAATCTCATCTTCCCCCACCTCCTGCTCTCGTCTTATCTCCCACTGTGAGCGAACATAGTTCTCAAAAAACACACTACCGTAGGGGGTCCGTCGTCCTTTGCCATTTTCCCCTGAGTGTTTGGCTGTATGTGCCAGGATCAACGTGGTAGCACCTATCTGGCGTATGGCAGCAAAGAACCTGCTGACCGGCTCGACCGTCGTAATGTCACCACCACACGCTGCTGCAGCCGAATCCAATATGACGAGGCCAATATTGAACTTCGCCACTATGTCTCGTGTAGCATCCAGATCGTCAGCCAGAGAAGCTGCACAGCGACGGTATTTGATCTTAGTCGGTGCCAACTTCATGCCTCGTCGTAGTCGTTGTATCTGCCAGGATATGTCGGACCGATCAGTTTCCCAATCCAGATACAAAACGTTCACCGGGTTCTCATCAGGCTTCAGCCCCAGGGAATTGTCTGTCCATCCCCGTTGCACGATCAGTCCACAAAGTAAAGCAAAAGTGCTTTTGAACGTACCCCCTAGACCAAAGATAATGACTGGACGATTCGCAGGGATAATTGGGTAGAGCAGATATGATGGTGGCTCTATGGTTTCGTCGTCACCAACATCCACAGCCGGTTCACCCTGGCGAAGCAGGTCAAGGGTGTTGACACATAGCTGCTCGATTATCACCGACCAGTTTACGTGACCGTTCTGAGTGGTCAGTAGCTTGGCCAGTCCCTGCTTGCTTTGAGTCGATGTCAGGTTCAGTTTGGCCTGATGGATATGGCCTGAAACGCCCTCACTCAAGGACCGTATGCGTACCTCACCGGTCGTGCTGCCATCTCGGTGGTCTCGTATTCGAGACACAACAATTTCAACCTCGTCTGACGGCCATGTGAATTGGTAACTGCCCGGACCCTCGTGAATGGTGGGCTTGCTCAAATCTCAATCCCCTGTACGGGCTTGCTGGCTGGCTTTGGTGCACGGTATTCATCGATCCGTGCGATTTTAGGCCGAGTTGTCTGTGAAGACTGCAACCGTTGAACTTGCACCTGTAACTCGGCAATCTGTCGTTCCTGTCGTTCCAGACCAGCGTGCAGTTCTACCGTGCGCTCGAACTCGCTCTGGCTAGGCTTGCGTTCCTGCTCGTAGTATTCCCTTGGGTAGTCCTGCGTTATCCCGATGTGCGCAAAGTAGCTAGCGTATGTTGGCGAGCAAGGGAAGTCGATGAGGTCGTCGTGTTGCATGTCTGCCTCCTCAATGCGCTAAAACGGGATTTCGTCTGGCTGCATCAACATTTCATCAACCTTATGAGCACAATATCGTCGCAGTAGCAATAGCTGTTTGGCCCATTCTTCTGGTGAATAGCATACCCATCCGGTAGGTGGCTCTGGCCATAACCTTCTTACTCGAAAGCCTGATATGTCCTGCCATTGTCTGTCTGCGGGATTATACGTATTAGCCAACTTGTACAGGACGATGTAGCATGGGACAGGTGGGACTGTACGTTTGGCTAAATTACACGTGACTGTAGCTGACTTGTATTGTTGGTCCACGTCCCTAGCTGTTTCGATAAGTGCTAGTGGCTCTTTCGTTTGGTCGTCGTACTCGACATATAGGCTTGCATCCAAATCAATCATGGCGAGAAGTTGAGCGTTCTCAATCCCAATGAATCTCTGTGTAGACATTCGCCGGTGCCATGCTGAGTAGTGCCTGCCTCGAGTACCATAACGTTCTTCCTGCGCCATTCTTATACCGTCCAGACGATAATCTCACGCGAGATGACAAGTAGTTCCCTATTGTCCTTTGCCCATGTCACTTGTTGCGCATTGCATTGCTGAGACTCATATGGACACGATATCCGCTTATGAAGAGTCAGCTTTCCACTCAGCAATTGGCAAAGGTCAACAACATGATCCGTAACCGACCTGTCCTCGTTCTTCCATTGTGTTGGCTGCATCATCAAGGCGATGTGGCTTCCTGCCTGCATCTTATCTGCACATGCCTTGACAAACCCCGCCAGTGTGCTATAAAACTTATCGAGTGGCATGTTGGCAAGATCGTTAGCATCCTTGCTGTATTGGCCTTCTGCCTGCTTCCAATAAGGCGGGTCGAGAAAGAGAAGATGCACATCCCCCCACCGCTTATGCAACGAAGGCGGGCCCTTTGTAATGTCCCATTCTCTAATATCATTTCGTTTTACAGTTGGTACCCGGTCACTTGCCCAGTATCGGCGCAACCGTCTCTTGCACACGTCTATAACAGCGCCTCCGCCTGCAAATGGATCAACTACGATATCGAAAGGTTGGGTATAGAGATAGACAAGGCTGTCAAGGAATGACGCCTCAGAATTGCCGAAGTGATTAGTGGTATTGGTTTTCTCCTGCAACTTCCACACGTTGTACAGCGGTGGCTTCCAGTCAGGCTCCTGGTAGTTGGCAAGAATCATGCATTTCTGCAAGGTTTCATTTTTGCATGGTTCTTCCATCTCGCGAGTGACAGTAGACTGGTCTACCCCCACCGCCTCCGCTATTTCCTCGTCGGTGTAGCAGGCTAGCCACATCTCGACTATGCGCTGGTTGCGACGTGCCTTCATGTCCTTGTCTCTGCGTGCTGTCCATGTTGCTATGGTACGCTCTGAAACTGAGAATAGCTTAGACAGTTCGGACTTTTCTTCCGGCTTCCCCTCGTACATGCTTAACACTAAGGCTTTCTTCTCCGCAGAGGTAAGCTGCAATCCGTGACTGGCATTGCGTGCTACAGCCAGCCGCATGAAATGCTTGTCACTCTCTGTCTCAGTCACAAATACAGTGATGCTATCAGCCTTGGCTACCTTGTGCGCTGTCCATCTATGGTAACCGTCAATCAACTCATCACGCTGGTTAATTTCGATTGGCGGCAATTCGTCCAGGCTTTCCACGTACTGGTCAATGATACTTGGGTTCGGATCGAACCTCGGGTACAAATCCTTACGCCAAATGATGGCGTCTACATTACGAACTATCGTTTCTGTCAAGTCTTCCCCCTATTCCCTAGTGCATTCCAGTATATCATAGTATTACCCTGTATGCAAGCAGGGAATAACATTGATATACTGGCAATACTGTGGTATACTAGAATTATGCAGGACAACACGGACGACCTTACCATCAAAGGCACAGCAGCCATGCTGAACTGTACCATCAAGACGGTATACCGTCTTATTCGGGACGGTCGCCTGCACCCGCGTCCCCAAAAGCCTTTCTATGCCAAGCACGGTCCCGTGGGCATCCCCCGCGCCGAGGTCGAGGCGCTGCTGGCCGAGCGGTAGCGTCACCGCCACCCCCACGGTATAATTAACTCGGTATCGTGTAGCTCAATCCGGGTCCAGATATCACCGATATATGCGAACTCTCGGAAAAACGCTGACAGGTTCTGGCCTAGATAGAACAGAACAGACGGGAATGGCGCAGTATTACTTGCTTCCCCAAACTTGAGCCTACCAGTCACAAAGCAGGCAGGAAAGTTACGCATTTTTCGGAACCATAGTGTATCGGTACGAGCAGGCAACAGTGCAATAGCTTCGGTGACGATACCGAAGCGATAGTCAGCAACCAGTTTGTTGCACCAGTCCCCAATTTGCCTACCGTAAGGGGGATTCATGAATACTTTGCCCCACCATTCCTGCTTCAGCCCATCATCGTCTTCCGTGAAATGAGCGCTTGCAGGAACGTTGGGGTTCGCCATCGTCTCTGCACATGGGTCCAGATCGATCATGCCCATGCACCCAACTACAGCATCAAGAATGTGTTGGGGTGTAAGATGTTGCTGTGATGCACTTGAGAAATGCACATCTAGATTTGTCACGCTTACATCCCTTCTAGTCCCACAGCACCTGCATGGGCATGATCACACACAAGAACGGGTCATCGTCAGCAGGAACAAACAGCACTGGCGACGTGGGGTCCTTCGCCCTCATGACCAACTGCTCGCCACTAATCGCTGCCAGCATGTCCGATATGTATTTCAGGTGCAGTGCTACCTTGCCTTCCATGTTGGCCTGGCACTCTATCGTCACTACCCCGTCGCCTACTAGCTCACCTCTAGCGGACATGGCAAGGCCACCAGGCGAATCCCACACAAAGCGGACAATGCCATCGTTCTCGTTAGCAAACGGTGCCACTGCTTTGAGTGCTTCCTGCATAGCAGCTACGTTGATCGATATTTCCTGTTCCCAGGTTGTTGGAACTAACCGCCTGAAATCAGGATATGACGATGCTATGCGTTGTGCCATAACGGTCTGAGACGCATCAGATACGCCACAGAGAGGCCCATCAGGGACAAGATGGATATCTACCATGTCCGAACTCGAAAACGCCTTGGAAATAGCCTGTACGCTAGTTTTGGGTACTATGACCTGTAGCGCGGTGTCCGTGTTGACAGGCAGGGTTTTGACATGCAGTCGGAATCCATCCGCTGCCGCCATAGCGATCTGATGGTCAGCCAGGGTCCAGCACATCCCTGTCAACGCTGGTCGGGTGTTGTCTTGTGCGATGGCAGGCGCGACCTGCCTGATGGCATGTCGTAGTTTGCTTGCTTCTATCTGGCCTATACTGTCAGGTAGGGGTGGCAAGAAAGGGTAGTCATCAATTCGGAAGAGGTTTAGCCTAGCGTTGCCATTCTTCCCCTCTACTACCAACTGCGTCTTGGTGGTCCTGAGTGATACGGTTTCGTCCTGCAGTGCGTTGACGATATCAACCAGCAGGTCAACCGTTACTAGTGCAGCGCCTTCTTCTTTGACTTCGCAAGCCGCATCCTCGCGCGAGGTCGTCTCAAAGTTGGTAGCGGTTGCCGTCAGCTTGTCGTTGGCTGTCATGAGATGCACGTTGGTCGTCACGGAATACATGCTTGCTTTTCGGTGGGTGACAGCCTTGGCCAGTAGTAGCGCCTCGCATAATCGCTTACGTTCAATCGTTAGTTGCAAAAGCTTCTCCTAAAATGGTATCTCGTCTATGTCAATCTCTGGGTCTGCTGCTTCCTTCTTCTTGCTTCCCAGAAATCGCACCACATCAGCACGCAGCTCAAGGTCACATCTTGACTCGCCCTTGCTGTCGTACACCCGTGGTGTTTGTAGCGCGCCCGTGACAAAAATCATGTCGCCCTTGCTGACGTACTTGCTCACGTTCTCCGCTGTTGCCTGCCAGGTCTGTACCTTGTACCAGACCGTCTCTTCCTTCTGCTCACCGGTCTTGGTCTTGTACTTTCGACTGACCGCTACCGAGAACTTACAGGCAGCTGTGCCATTTTCGGTGAAGCGAAGCTCGGGGGTTTGTCCTACCCTACCCAGGATGGTTGTCTGTGCGAACAATTACTTCTCTCCTTAATAGGCTAATCGTGGTCCAGTAATGGTGCCAAATCCTCGAAGACGTGGGGACATGGCACTAGCAGAATCCTCAGAATCTTCCTGGCCAGCACTTGCATTTCCGGCTGAGCATGCTTGCTGGCACGTAACTTGATGATGTGTCGCCACTCTCGCAGGTTAGCAGTTATGTAGAGTTCAGTCGTAACACCACACGGAAGTATATAGCGGGCTAGTTCCTTGGGATATCCCTTGCTGATCAGATGATTGTATGCATCAATGGCTGTGCGTATTACCATCCCCACATTTGTCGGTAATTCGGAAGGCCAATAGATTTCACACTCTTGCTGTGCATACCGGTCGCTCCGTTGTGAAAAGCTGCACAGTCGGTGGCGTACTAACTGATGGCTCACCACCCTACTGCATACTATGTAGAAGGTAGCTGACGCATGCTCCAATGGCGACTCGTGTCCCTTGGTAATCCAGCGTTGAATGCGCTCTGGCTCGATAGCCGGTCGCCCGGTACAGATACCATAGGCAGCACAAATCAGTCCCTCAGCATTTGGGGTAATTTCTACAAAACGCGCTGATGGGAATTCCGCCATGTCAGTCTCTGTCATTTGCTTCTCTTTCTCAGTATGATGGTCAGCAGGCTGTAGACAGCCAGGTCTATCAGTGTGTCCTCAAAAGACTCATCCCTAACCTCTGCCTGTTCCTTGGTGGCCAGCGTTACGATCCTGCTCCATTTGTCGCTCATGCGCACCAGTGCGCCTTTCCACGCTGGTATCCCAAACTGCTCAGCCCGACGAAAGTTGGACAGGGGGTCCTGGCTCCCTGCATAGTCCGAGTTCTTCCTGCTGTGCAGGTCAGCCATCATGTCCAATAATTGATAGAATTCCGGGTGTCCATGAAAGCCAGACCAACGATCAGTCATGCGGTCACCTCGAACGCGTTGTTGGCACCCGACATCACCCACATTTTATCTTCCCCAGGCCAACGGAAATGCAGGGCAGTGCAGCCACACGCTATCGCAGCCTCTACGTTGCGTATGTTGTCGTCAATGACGAAGATACGACACTTGGGATACAGCATTCTAAATCGGCGGTAAATCTCGCCCTTGAATTGATAATCAGGACGATGGTCATCTATAGTCCGAAAGAGGAAATCATCGTCCATGTATCCAAGCAGCACATTCTTATCAATCCATTTTGCGGTTACTTTCCTCGTTGTCTCGCTGCGCCCCGAAACGAATGTTACCCAGCTGCGTCCCTGTTCTGTCAGGCAGTGCAACACATCTCTCCCCGTTGGAATGACCTCATCATTGATTACTTCATCGGGATCGAAGAATGCTTCCCAGTCCTTTGGGTTCTGCTCGATGTGGTGCTTGCGGTGGCTGCAATCAGCCAACACCCCGTCAATATCGCAAAGTATGATCACGACTTCCCCCCGTTCAGATACCGGACTACGGCTTCTGCCGTGTCCTGTCCGTCCTGCTCTGGCGCTGGCGCGTGCTGCTTGATCTCGTTTTCCTTCGCCACCTGGCACAGCCCTGCCATAACCAGGCCGACGTTCGCCCCCACAATAAACGCCACCACGCCAACCACAACCGTCAGCCATTCCATGTTAGCCTCCTCCTGTAGCCGCCTTAATTGCTCCGGCAATGGCCAGCCCCATCTCTAGAGGCACGCCATTGCCAACCACTTTAATTTTGCCTGCTACGGTGAACGGGGCATCGTCCAGAAAATCAGCAGGTAGCCCCTGTAGAACACAGCCTCGTTGGAGGTAGTCCCGCGTCTTGTAGCCGATATTGCGCGCCGCCGTTCGTTTCGGCTTGCCTTTTGGCCCCAAACGTACAGGCGTCGGGCGGGTGCCCGACGCCATAACAGCAGGCTGCCAATCCAACGCCTCTAGCGCGCACACGCAGACATCCAACGCTATCCCAGTGCGCGTGCCAAATGAGAATCGTCGTACTCGATTCTGCACCCCTCCTAGCCATCGATTGTTGAGCAGTAGCGAGTTCACGATATATCCTGGCACGGTCGGCTCTGGTGCTGCTGGTACATTCTCCATCAGGAACCATATAGGCTGAGCCTCCCCGCATATTCGCTCGAACTCCGGGATCAGATTCTCCGCCACTGTGTAGCCATTGTGCTCCACCAGGTGGCGTAGACGGCTAAATGCTTGACATGGCGGGCCGCCTATCACGCCCTCGAATCTTCGGGCAGGCACATGGAAACGTTTGATATCGCCGCCCCACAGCGTATCGGGCCCACGCACAACGCTAAATCCCACCTGCTCGAATGCCATGTCGAGCAGCCCGATACCGGGGAACAGCGACAAAACCAGTTGATCCATAGTCAGACTCTCGCCCCATCTCATGCTTGGCTCCTTTCACCACCGATATCCCTCGTGTCTTATTAACTTTCGTCGATATCCCTCGTGTCTTATTAACTTCCGCCCCAGCGACAGTGCCACCCCCTCGTATGCATCGATGGCCTGGTCCTCGGTAATCGCGCCGGATTTCTCTAGCAGGTCGATTGCATCTAGTCTCGCCTTGCTTTCGCTGATGAGCGACTCTTGTATGTCTGCCTTCGTTCGAGGATATATCGGCACTTCCACCTCCTTGGCATGCTTCTTGCGATACACACAGCGAGAGCCTGGGCTGACACCCGACGCTCTGCCATGAGGGGCACTGCGCCAACAGTGCCCCATTTCGTTCGTCCCTACTCGGCCAGGCCCTCGTAGATGTCGGCTGCCTTGTTGACGGCCAACATCGCCATTGTTGCCCGGATGTAGATATCGGTGAAGGGCCAGTCGGCATTCTCGCCCAACTGCAGCCCCAGGTCATAAGCCCGCAACTCGCCGTCAAAGTCCTCGGCCGCCTTGTCCAGCTTCGCCCCCACGTCCCTGCACGTCTGCGCCAGCACCCGTAGCTCGCTCTTGGCATCCCCTATGGCGGCCGTGAGTTCCGGCGGCTCACCCACCCATTCGATGTACTGTGCTGGCGTCGCTTTGTCCGTAATCACACCCCCACCTCCAGTGCCTTACCTAGGTCGGTGGCGATAGTGGCGGTCGGCTCCTCGACAATCGTGGCGACCCCGGCGTCCACAAGCCCCGCCTTGGCTGCTTTCTCGAACGTCTTGGCGTCCAGTACTAGGCAGGTGCTATGCGCCTTGGCCCACTCAAGCGCCTCGGCATCGTTGTACTCCACAGTCGTCCTCATGCGGATATTGACGCCCGGTCCGGGTGCCTTGTTGCCCGTGCGGTAGTATTGGCTTACCGCCCAGGATCGCAGGTCGGTTTCAGCCTGTACCAGGTCACTCTGCAACGCTTTGCTTGCGTTGAGAAGCGTCTGGTTCTGCTCTTCCCACTGGCGCCGACGCTCTGCCAGCACCGACGACGCATCCGCGACTACCTGGCGCAACTTGTACACTCGCTCAACAAGCTGCTTCGGGTCGAAGCACTGCGCATCAACCTCGTAAACTCCCGGTTCCTCGCTCATGAGTATCTTTCCCCTTTTCCTATCGTTCCCAGGCCCACCGATTGTCAATCGTCCACGGTCATCGCAACGGATTGCTTGCCAGTAGAATCTGCACATAGTGACGCAACCGCGTTAGACTGAGCTCTTCAAGTTTCTGGCACTCTCGTTCCTCGATCAGCGCCTTGTAGTAGTCCCAGTCTCTGCCTTGTTCCCTGGCTGTCAGTTGCAAGAGAATCAGTGCGTCAATGCGATTCTCTTCTTCTGTTAGCGTAACAGGAAGATACTGGCTTAGCATTTCCGGTGTGGCTGGTGGTTCTAGTCGCATTTCTGCCCTGCTTCTTGACACAGGCCATGAAGTTTCTCGAACAACCTCCCCAGCTGGTCTACATCAACCGAAAGGATCAGTGGCACACCAACATACTTAATGTGCACACTTCTGGGCATGTCATGCATGAACAACCACAGCCAGTGCATTGATCCTTCGGATGGATTGTGGGTGTAGTTAACACCAAACCGTTCGATGGCACCTGCAGCAATGCGCAGTCGATCAGCGATACGACGAGACTCAATGCGTATGTCGGTTAAGGTTTTCTCTATCTCTTGATTGGGACCTTTCCCCATGCAAGTTTTCATGCTCATGTCTGTAAAACGGAAATTCTCATCACATGCCATAAAACACCTTCCCTTCCTGCTCTGTGTCCCACCGTTCCCAGCACTTGTCTTTCTCTGCGTAGTGCGCACATAAAGAAAATGATCCACGTGTGCAGGTATCCCACGAAAAGTGGATTTTGCCATTGAACCACTGAGCAGGACAAGTGAACTTGCGCATTTCCGATTTTGGGGGAAAGGGCTTTCCTTGCAACCAGTCCTCGTAAGGCATCCCCCCAAAGTCTTCCAGGGATGTTTCTTGGCTCACACGGATTACCGCAAAGGGGTTGGTTTCGTAGATACGTACAATGTCGGTTCGTGGCTTACGTCCAGAGAAGTCGTCCCACCTAATGACCATTGTTTGCCTGCCAGTGCCTTTGCAATAATCACACACAACCCCACTACCATCTCGTTCACGCGAGCCCCTATACACCCCCGTGCCTTGGCAGTCGGTACACTGCGCATCGATTTCCAGTATGTGGTACGTTCCGTCCACATCATGCCTGGTTATCATTTGGATTTCCCCCCCTCTTGCGCCTTGGCAGCAGCATCGATCTTGGTCTGCATGCCCTTCAGTGCAGCTTCGAGCTGGCCCGTGGTCAGGTCAGCAATCTCACGATTGCAGGACGTAGCAATACGTGCCAACACCTTGTCGTAAGATTCAAACAGCTCGGGATAGTCGTCAACCTTGTTCCTAATCTTGGTCAGCAGTGCCTTCTTCGCGTCGTCTATGGACACAGTAGCCTTGGTTGGCGCTTTAGGCTTCTCTGCCGGTGCATCCACCACCTTCATTTTCTCTGCCTGCTCACCCTTGTTGAAGTCGAAGTCGTCACAGAACTGGGTGCCATAGCCAAGTGCAGCCAAGGCCCTGCCTAATCCTTTGGTCTCGGCTTTCTCGACGAAATCCCCAAAGTCCTGCTTGGTCTCGCTTCCCCACCCGGTAGCCTCGCCACCCCCCGGAATCTTAACCGTGGCCTTGAAGAGTGCGTACCCATCTTCCCGTGCCATAAGCTCGGTGCTGACGATGGCGTCAGGGTGCTCGGTCCTGAGCCACAGTAGTCGCCACTTAACCTCAAGATAGTCCTTGCCCTTCAGCTTCATCAGGTATTTGCTTGCATCGAACTTGTCGGTCATCGTCGTCTCCTCGCTATAAATGTCGGTAGAAAATCAGTCGGATACCCTGGATACTGTCTCGGTCGAAATGGCACGCCTGATACGGGTGTTTTGCATGCCAGCGTTGGTTTTACAGCGTTCACTGGCTTTTCGCGCCCACTCTGCATGTGCCAAAACGTAAGCCTTTTCAACTGGGTCGTTACTCTTGCCTGCCCACCCTCGAACGAGTAACTTTTTGCGATAGTGCGCCAACAAAACCGGGTCGTTCTTGTATCTCCTATTCAGGCCCTGGCACGCTTTGCAATTGCAATCCACTTGCTTGCTCCCTGTTCTGTCTGCACTTAAGCCAGATGCGACGCGCATCTTTGATGGCCCTAGATTTCCGACGCTGCCCCGCAGCGTCGGCAGTAGAACACCCAATGGGTGCTCTGGCCCTTCCACCCGTAGGCTTGCATCCCCCTTTTCCCGCAGTTCTCGCATTTCGCATCCCTCGCCACCTCCTGGTAATCCTCGTCGGGTGTGAACGGGATGGCAAGCCTGAATCGGTGTTCCATGTCAGCCAAGGTCGGATGATAGGTCGCTACCATAGGTCACCTCCTCGTTATCCACAGGGGACTAGGCCCCGTGTGCGCCTGACACATTGTCGCTTGCCAGATCGGATAGCAAGAAAAGAGCCAGGGGTAACGTCAGGTCAGGGTAGTGCCTGACGATTGCTCTGGCGGTCGTTATGCCGATGCGTCGCTTCCTGGCATAAATCTTGCTGAGCATACCCTGGCTGATTTCCAGCTCGGCAGCAAACTCTGCCTGGGTGCGTTGTCGTTGTAGTTCTTTGAGTCTGGTCACAATATCTGTCAATGCCTTAATCCCTGCTTTTTGGCTGACCCTATTATAATGCCTTTTGTCATAGCTTGTCAAGGCATTTCGGAGTCAGTTTGGTCGCATTATGCCTCATGTTATGATAAAATGACAATAAGGGGATCGACATGTTTCAAGGGGGAAGCATCAACGCCCACAAAACAGACGTAAGGCTTGACGGATCAGTCTTAAGGGAATTGAGATTAGCACGGGGCTGGTCGCAGGGGCAGTTAGCGGCAAAAGCCAAAGTGGATCAATCGGTAATCTCACGTCTAGAGCGGGGCAGGCGTGGGGGCAATGCACGTATCAGCACCGTTTGCAATCTGGCTGAGGCATTAAAATCTGACCTGGCATCACTGCTTTACAAACCAGAGTATGCAGGTCATCAGGTGAGGAAGAAGCGCTCAAGGCACGTAGGTGCTCTACCAATTGAGCTACACATACGGGTTACGTATGTGGCGGGACTTGAACCCACAACCACCCGATTAACCATCGAAGTAACCCTGAACTACACCTCACCAGAGGCTGCTGAAAAGGTAAGTGAGGAAGAGACGACCAAGGTACGGGTCAAATCTGCAAATTGAAGTAACCCTGATCTACACCTCACTATGCTGTTAAGAGTGGCAAGGAAGCAGCGATAAACGACTTTGTGGGATTTGCACCCACTGGCTAGTCCGTGTTAGGGACTAGCGTTACAACTTGAAGTAACGCTTATCTACACCTCGCCATGCCCATCATAACACCGTGCTACGCACGGTGTCAAGTTGCGTTGCACCAGATGCCTCAGTCGCTATGTAGCGTAGCACCTCATCGTTCCATCCGTAGCAGTACCACGTGTTAGGCTCAGATGGTAGTACTACGGCATGTTCATAAGGCAGTACCTGCAGAAAAAAAGCCTTGAAATTAGGATTCCGTTTCTTATAAGAACGTAGTATGTCAATGGCACCACGCCCCAGTGTCCTAGGAATGCCATACCACGTAAGTTCTGTGCCTTTCATCCACGCCACCCAATCTTCGGAGTCAGTGATGAAAATGCCCGTATCAAATTGCCTATTCATTCGGTGTGCCCAACTGAGAGGTGCCGAAAGATCAGTCCCGCCATCCCCTTGGCTAATCCGATTTGCAATCTCAAGGATGCCACGTCCCCCAAGGTGTTCCCTGGGATGCGCCTCGTGATTGAAGGACACGATCGTTGCATCCTCACACTTACGGTAGATTGCAGCAGCCAGTACCCCCGCCACATCACAGCAACGCAGGTCCGACGTTGCACTAATCGGACTCTGCATGCTGCCCGATATGTCGTTGGCAATCAGAACTCGCCCAGGCAAAGCAGGGACGTTGACCAGTGAATGCTCTACTGCTTCTTCAAGTGCACTTAGGATAAGGCGCGGAAGCCCTACTTCCTCACACTTGCGCTTTGCTGCCAGAAACCGGAATGGGAACAGCTTGGATTTGGCCACTCGTTCCTTATTGGTCAGCATCCCCAGCACATGATCTAGTAATGCCTTGTCCTCGAAGCAGTCATGTCGATACAGGGTGACCAGATTGCGCAGCAAAGCAAACATAGGCATCTGGCGAGCCACGCTTGTCCACATCGCCTTGTCCTTACCGATGTGGGCAGTCACGATTTCGTGAGGCAACCTGCCCTCATTGATCAGCCATGCCTTCTCTTCCGGGTGGGTCTCCCTCTTGAATCTCTCGTATAACTCAACCTGTTCCATCGCTGGTGTCCAGACCCCGGCAATAACATACCTGGCCAGATCATTTGCCTTACCTTCCAGTTTGGGCCGGGTAATGCGATACATATCCCGCAGGCTCAACGCCTGGGACTCAGCGCCATATTTGATTACATGGTACTCGCTAAGGCCAGCCAGAAACTCGTTGCAGGCACGCTTCACAGCCCGTCCAGTGCCACGTAACTTGCTGACGCGAACCAGTACCAGAAAGTCCTGAAGGTCCCCTGGCGTCCTAATGGCTTGCCGGAACGCTGAATAAAAGGGCACCTTGTCCTTTGCCTGCGACAGGTACACCAACGCTGTTATGGGGGCCAGTCGCATGAAGCCCTGGTTACGAGCATACACAATGGCTTGGGCCAGAAACTTGGGGTCACGCTCTGCCCACTGCTGAAAGATGGCCTGTGCATCTTTGGCCAGGGTCTTGGCATCCGCGTAAAAGGTCGGCTCGAACGTGCCCGTCATCAGTGTGCGTATCAGACCCTCTTCGTCGCCACGGTCGAAAGCAGGCGCACCCTCATAGTTGATCAGGGGTGCCTTCTCAAGTGCCGATCCACTACCAAAGACGGTTGTGATTTTGCTGGGCATCTGCGTTTCCTTTCTAAAGTTGAGGCCAGTCCTGCGCAAGACTGGCCTCGGGTGCTTCGGGCGACTGGCCAGTCAGGATACAGTAGTTCCTTACTAGGCGTAGCCCCTTTGAAGCTACGACAGTCGCCAAGCGCCTACCCACCGAGGTGAGTAGGGGGATTAGCAACCAAGATGGTGGGACCAAGCTTCTGCGTGTCCGTCACTACGTCCATTGAGCAGCACTTGGGACGTGACGATTGCATAACAAGCGCTGCTCGACACTCGACCCGTCCTCCAGCCTCAGTTGCCAATATCAATATATCATGCCTAATGCCATAAGTCAACAGTATGTTGCAGAGCAAAAACAAAGCAGGCACATTATGCATCACATGTGCCTGCTTTGTTTTGACCAAGCCCCTACTCATCGAAGCGGGTAGGGGGGTTAGCAACCAAGAGGGTCTGACCCGGATTATTTATTAGTTTCCCTCGGGGGTTGCCAACATCAATATATCATGCCTGGCGCCACGAGTCAATAGGATGTTGCAGGCACACTATCACTTCTCTTGCAGCGCCTTACCACCCGACCATGTGCCCATCGCCATCAGCGCCACCACAAGCCCACCGACGATGGCCTGCCAAAGCTCGGTGAACTCGGGGTAACGTACTGCCATGTAACTGCCAACGCTAAGCAGTTGGCCTATCACGAATGCAGCCACCACCGTACCCTGTCGTGTCAGATGCAACATCCTGCGCAACGCAAACACAAACGCAATCGTGATGGCCAGCGCCGATACCCCGGCTACCAGAAAGTCCCCTTCCATGTTATCCCCCTTGTGTTTTCAGTAGATTCTCAGCCCAGATCAGGCACCCTAGGTAGTTCTGAATGTTCTGCTGATACCTTTGCCAGTACCAGTTGCCCCTTGGCTGATGGCTGCCTGAGTTGTAGGCAATGAGGGTCTGTAGTCGCCAATCATCGCCCCAATCACTAGGTGAAGCCATGTTGCGCAGTAAATGCTGAGCACCCAAGTCAAGGGATGCGTGACGATTGAACAGCCTATCGCGTACATCAAGGACGTTCTCGACCGTGTGCTGCCCATTCCCGATCCCATAGCCTGCTGCTGTCCCCACAATCAGCTGAGTGTACCCAAAGCTGATATCTGGCTTGGTACGGTCTATGATGGCCTGTAACGCTACCCAGTCTCCCGCGTTGATTGCCTGCTGTGCGTTCAGGGTCTCGAACCCAAACCTTTCAGCCTTGGGATTCAGCCCTGACTCTGCCATGAGGGTGGCCAGAAACAGCAAAACATCAACGTTATATTGTCCACACATCTGCGTCACCAGGAAACCGATCTCTATACCCTCGGTATCGGTAACGCTTATGGCACTTTTGGGCTGTCAAGCCCTGCCCCCTGCTTGATCGTGATGATCTGTGCCCGGATACGCGCACACTTGGCCAGTATCTCGTTGGCCATTGCTTCCATCTCGTTCAGCCTGCCCCAGATGTCGTCCAAATAGGGTAGTATGCTCTGTGTCACGCCTGTTGCTCCTTCTATCTCGGGTGCACCTTTACCAGTTGCCCGTTGCCTCGGTTGCCCAGGTCCGTCCACACGTCCCCGTTATCACAGTACACGATGGTCTCATTGGTTCTGCGTCGCCAGGTAGCAAATCCCCTGGCACCCACGGCCATCGACGTTTCGTGCTCTTCGCCGGGAAAGTGCCAGATTTCGTTCTCTTTCCACGGTCCCACCAGCGCCTCAGCCTTCCTAAATCCTTCGCCTACAATTGGCTCTACCACGCCTGTCCCCCATTCCCCTTCATCTCGACGGTCCCAACCGTCGGACAACATCTCGATTATGCCTGGCGTCCGATTCCACGTCAGGTCAAAAAAGTCATTGCTGCTGTCAAAGCAGCACCCCAGGAAGTAGGTGGCACCAACCACCCAATCCAGACTGTTGATCCACCGAGTAAAGCGCTTTATTTCCTCAGCATAGGCACGGATATCGTTATCCGAAAGCCTGTCCACTGGTCGGTTGTACTCGCCAATCCACACTGGCTTATCGATCCCGTACCCCAGCATACGCTCGCGCACCTTTAGCATGCGTCCAGGTCCCAGGTAATACCATTCCGGGGTACCGAAGAATCCGAAGGCACGTTCCCAGTAGTAGTGCTCGCAGCTTCCAAAGACCCGTGGGTCCTTGAACACATTGACCAGGTGACGCAGGCCAATGTGGTTATCCTCATAGTTATGCCCCGGACTTGGCGCAAACAACCAGATCCTTATACCATTAGGATCAGGCCAAATCGGTATGCCGCGCACGCCAAGCTCTAGTTCGAGTGCATCCAGGAATCGTGGCGCCCACTCATAGCCAACCCACCGGTAGTCATCTGGGCCATCGCCAAGGCCCTCAAGTCCCCATATTTCGTTCACGGGTTGAAGGTCGCGACAACCGAACCCATAGCACCGCTCAACGTTCTGTGCACAATGCCAGGCCCAGTTGTTGGGATTCTTCCAGTCCTTTTCGGTGCCATGATAGGTGCGCAGCATGCCTCGGTTGCCATACTTCTCAGCATACAAAGGCAGCTCGGCTTCCATATAAAGTAGCTTACTGGCGTTAAGGCGGTCGAGTGAACCATAATCGTTTCCTTGGACCCCTATCCCAAACTTATCCCTTCCCTGTCGCCACCAAGCCCATTCCGGTCTAACGCGCATTCTTCTCCTCCCATTCATGATAGCACTCGCAGCAGATATAGCCTATCTTGCCTGGCACCCTCGCTATGCCCACGTCAACCAGCTTCTTGCACTCAGGACACACGCGCCTGGCATCAGTTGCCATCGCCTTTCCTGCTCGGTAGTACGTCCTTGAACAGGTATCCGATCAGGCCAAGAAGTGCCATGTGTACTTGCGCTGGTACTTCATATGGTTCCAGTACGACATCAGCAACCACGCATATCACCCACATCGATACCACGGCAATGAGTACAATGGTCCGGTAGTTCCACCCGAGCTTACCGTTACCACTTGTATCAGCCATTCACCGTGGCCTCCAACAGGACAGTCGCTCCTGTAAGAATCGCACTACGTAGCCCGAGCAGAACGCAATGATATAGTTGATTATTTCCCCCCATGTAATTGATGGCTCCATCGCATACTACCCCTTGTTTCTAGCTATTCCCCTGCTCGCGCCACGTAACCACTGCGGACACGTTGACGGTTGCTGCTGCTGGTCCAATTCCCAGGATCACGTGATTGCCTGCCGCGATGATGAGCGGCGTCGTTGTGTCATCGCTGTTGTCTGCTGTGCGGTCAGCAAACCGACGAATCGAGTCATAGAGCTTGCCCAAGCTCGATAGCGACCCACAGATGGCGTAATAGATGGTTCCGGTAGGTTCCGAGACAGCCCCTACCAGCAAATTGGCTGGTGTCATTGTGGTAGGGGTGCCCCCCATTGTTCCGTTAGTTCTCGCCTGCGTCCATATGTCTGCATCGGCAGATACCAGAAAGCCCGCTAGGTCAATGGTAAGCCCCGACGTAGACGGTGCCTGTAGTAGCATGTTCAGGCACTGCCCCGTGGCCAACGTTACCTGTGGCGTAGCTCCCCGATACACCCTACCGGTGGCGATGTGCGAACGCAGACGATCCCAGTTCACGGTGATTCCCTTGTTACATCTTTGGCCAAAAGGTCAGCATATTGCTGGCGTAGTGCCGCTAACCCGATAGTTGCCTCTTCCAGGTGGTTGTGGTGAACAGTTAGACTCTGAATATGCTTGGGTCCTAACGCTTTACAAATGGTGATGTTCATCTGAGCCTCGAACATCTTCTGCTCTAGTTGCAGCAAGGCGTTTTGCACCATTGCTACCTGCTGTTCGGTCCTTAGTTCCTTGTAATCCGACATTTCACTTCCTTATCAGGGCAACATCTCTTGTTTTGCCTTAGTACGTATGGCTGCTAAAAACGACTGGATGGTGCTGACCTGCTGGGATGTCAGGTGAGGAACGAGGTTGCCTGAACGACGTTCCCTCGTGCCATCGCTGAACTGTACCAGCAGGTCATACTTTCCCCCCTGTGATACATTTTCACCGTCAGCAGTATCGGTAAGGATAATGCTGACGATAGGGATGCTCGTTGGTGTGCGTGCGGATAATCTGTCAAATGCCACTGTGTCCTCCTATAAGAGCCATTCGTTGTTCGGTAATGGCCAGTCGTCCTGCCATGTCGTCCAGCTTGCGTCCCAACTGGCGTATTGCTCCTGTATGCAACATGCTTAGACGAGTGAAATTGACCATTGCTCTTGGCCCGGTGTCGTAGAAATTGACGATACCTGCCCGTTGCAAAGCGTCCCGGTTGTACCGCAGGAACTCCCCGAACTCCCGTTTGACCAAGTGGCTTTCGAGCGAGTCCAGCAGCGCCAGGTCGTCGTAGGAGTCGTAGGCTGTCCATTCAACATCCGCGTGGGCGCTGCCCTCGGCGTCGAAAATGAAGCGAGCCGTCGAGGCATTGCCAATGACCAGTAGGTTAGCATCGGCTCCACACGCCGCCACGGCGGTCCCGGATTTCTTGCCCGTGTTGATGTAAACATACGCATCCGCCGCTGTCGTTTTGGCGGTATTATCTGCTGTGCCGAACCCGTTGAAAGACAAGGACCGACTGCCAGTAGCACGCATTCCGGTAATACTACAGCCGCCTTCTGTGGCAGAGTATTTTCGTATCCAGCAATAGGTATCAGTCTCTGTGTAGTCGGTCATGCCGTGCGCCACGTCGCTGGACTTTAGCGCCAAAATCTCATTGTCAGCCGCTCCCTGGTTGATGGTGAGGCCGGTCGTCATGTTGGCGTTGGCGGTTTCGTTGACGAAGAGTTTGCTTTGCACCGTCAGGTTATTGGCACCCGGATCACTGGGCGAGGAGCCGACGTAGAGGCCACCGGAGGTGTAGAATCGCCCTCTATCGGTGTTGTTGGTTCGCAGCACCAGGTCATGGTTGGACCATGAGCCAATATAGGCAATATCTGACGAATGAATCATTATCCCGGCCTCGCAGCCGCGGTTACTCTCAACGGAGATTTGGGCCTGGGTGGCGTTGGGATTCACATAGATACCCGCGTAGCTAGTCCCATGCGTACTGGTCTGTCCACCCCCAGTGATATGTAGAGCATAACTGGGTGCTCCCGCCACACCAATTTGGTTTTGCACCGTCAGATTGTTGGCCCCAGGGTCGGCGTAGGTGCCGCCCACGTAAGCCTTACCGGTAGCCTGAATAATGCCCGTAACGGTCACACCTGTAGTCGCTACATCTACTACCTTGGCACCGCCCACTGCTATCCCCAGGTTGTTGGCACCTATCCGGTAGATGCCACTGTCAGGATCATCGGTAAACGAATAAGCCGGTAGGCTTACGGTGCCATTGCCTAGCTTTGCCACGCCTGTTATGCCTAGTCCTGCGGTCCCAACATCCAGTACCTTGGCCCCGTTCACAGCAACACCAATGTTGTTGGCACCGATGCGATACAGGCCACAGTCAGTGTCGTCCGTAAACGTTATGGCAGGGGCATCCACCGCACCATCTGGTGCCTTTATGACACCCGTGGCACTCAGGATACCGGTGACGCCTAGTCCCGTGGTCGCCACGTCTAGCACCTTGGCACCGTTAACTGCTATCCCCAGGTTGTTGGCGCCTATCCGGTATAGTCCACTATCGGGGTCGTTCCAGAACGTGACACTCGGTGCACCCACAGCCCCGTCGCCCACCTGTATCTTGCCCGTGACGCTTACCTCAGCAAACTGAGGCTTGGCACCCCCGCGCTGCCATCGTTTCTGGTTGCCACTGGTGAGCCGTATGTCCCAGACCCTATCGGAATCCATGCTGCCAAACTCCCAGGCCCCCCCAGCGTCCGTGGTACTGGTCGTAGCAGCAGTGGTGGTTCCGCTTACAAATGCCTCTACGGTTTTGCTAGCCTGCACAGCCCCTGCATCATCAAAAAGCCATCCTTTTAGTGCTATGGTCATCGCACACCCCCTGTCATGCTGCGACTCAGGTCTATACCCTCAAGCGCTCGCTTTGTGTAGTAGAATGGGTCTCTCAGGATATCGTCCTCATCCAGATCGACTACCTCAAATCCACGTGTTTCCAGTTCCTGCCTCTGCGTAATGTCCTTGCGAATCTTCTCTGCCCCCATCAGGTAATGCCAGTAAATTCCCTGTATGCGGATGCAAAGCTGTGGCACGCGACTAATGATCAGAAAGTCCACTACCGCTGCCCCAGCTTCATAGCGTACCCCCATCATGGATGACTGAAAGGTGAAATCCTCGCCGTCCCGATAGCCCAACTGAAGCAACACCCAGTACACCAACCACTCAGGCAACGTCCCCACGAAGTTGTCCGGTATCGGTGGATATTGAGATTCGGTCTTCACCAGTGCGGTCAAGATAGACTGTGGCCCACGAGCAAACACTGGTGGCCGGTCCACCTTGGGTAGGCTAGGCTTCCGAGTTAGCATCTTTTGCTGTCCGCTCGGTGGCTTGGGCACCTTGGGAATTTTGGGTAGCGCAATGACCTTTATCATGGTGCCACCACCGTAACGTTGAACGTGGCCTCTTCTTTTGCACCGGTCCATTCCCGTCCCGCCATGCTGCTGATCATCACCCAATATGTCTGATCGGTCCCCGTGCCATCCCGGTAGGTAAACTCGCCAAACTGGTAGTCCGTCTCGCCCCTATATCGTTTGTTGGCTGCGTCCTGAATGATAGCGATGAGTTCCTCGGGCGAACGACCACGGTAGGACTTGGTGCAGTCAATCTGGAAGGTCCAGCCCCATACGGTCTGGGGAATCTTGACGTATCGCAGCGATGCGAAGGACAGGACCGGCGTCACATCTTCGTCATCGGTAGCCAGATCAAATCGAAACCGTATCTTCTCGAACTCGACGCCTTTCCCGCTACCAAACACAATTGGGTCCGGTTTATCGGTCGTCACGCTCGTGAGAAACGTCCAGCTTGTGGCATCGTCAATGGCGTAGTAGACGTTGATATACTTGGCAGTCGAAAGGTTCTTCCCACGCACCCGTAGTGACTTGGCGATCTTGGGGGACTCGGAAAAACCACCATCAAACCACGGGGTAATTCTGTCGCCTGTGCTGGCGTACTCAGCCTCGGTGTCATCCAAAGGATTGTAGACACCTTCGGGTAGCTTTAGATAATATGCCTGGCCATCAGCACCAAACCAGAAACGGTTTTCACCATGCACGGTAGAGAAATGCGCTGCCCGACTGCCCGTGTTCAGGCTGCCACTACGAAACAGTATGTGCCAACCCCCACCGGTAAAAGCCAGGATAGCACTGTAGCCTACCGCCCGATTTATCACATCGCTTCCGCTGTAACTGCCCAGATATACCCAGTCATCGGTATTGACCTCAACAGCGGTAGCGTCCAGCACCGCCGTTATCCAGTTGGGCGTCTTGGCAAACGCTACTATGTTGCCCCGTAAATAGACAGGTAGGCCATCATCCTTGTCCAGACCAACCGACGATACGGTGTTACCCGAGAACCGATAAACGGGTAGACCATCTGCTACATACATGTGGCCATCTTTGTAGACCTCAAAGATGCCCGAGTAGTCACCCGGTGCATATTCGAGAATGGTGGGATAGGCTTTTTCAGCCCAATAGTCCAGCACCCAAATGCCTGTAGTGGTACCCACGTACACCGCTGGTTCACCCGCTGCGTTCCAGAACACGCCAATGTCGGTGTACTTGCCACTCTCCAGGGGCATCCTGAGTTTGTCGTACCAGATGGCGCCGTCAACGCTCCACCGGATGTTCCCGTTGGTGTCCAGCAGCACTAGCTGCTCATCGAATACACAGCCATACCTGCCTGGTATGTTGACCCGATGCCAGGCGGACCCGTCATAGTAGTCATACTCATCGTCGGTAAACCAAAACATCTTGTCATCGAACACGACCGCGCTGTAGGGTCGGTCGGCCAGGGTTCGCTCAGCATCCCACGTGGCAGTAGTGTTGTTCCATTTGCATAGATAGGTGTTGAAGGCTGCATAAAGGTCGGTTCCGTAGTCGAGAAAGCCATAGACGACCGGGTCAGTCACTGATGCACTGCCACCGGTCGGGTAGGGTTTCAAGGGTAACGTCAACTGCTTGCGAAATATCCCCAGCGCATTACCATCCCAGTACCGGTCTTGCTGCGTCTTCTCGTCCATCTCGAAAACGCCAAGACCACCACGCCAGTCCGTCATAATCCACTCGGATACGATGGTCTGGTCGGAACGGGTCGCATCACCAATAACCTGCTTGGGGGGGAATGGCGCTATCTGCTGGCGTGTAACTGGGGCAGTGATGGGGAAGTGTACGCCATACAGAAAGACCTCATTTTCGCTGTTGACTGCACCCATGCGCTACTCCCATTGCCTGATAAGTCGCCCTCGTGGGACGTAGCGCCTTACCCGTCGAATCTTCGACTCCGCTTCCTGCTTGTAGAAGGTAGCCAGCCTTGCTGAGTCCTGGGGGTCCACCCCACTCCACTTACTCTGCATTAGCTCACCGGCTGCATAGGACTGCACGTACTCCGGGGGTATCTCGGTTTCCAACACCGACGCATCACTGCTCAGCTCCTGTGGCTTGCCCGCCCCCCAGATACAGATCGACATGCTGGGTGCTATGTTGCCATCGGACTTGAAGCGAATAGAAAGCAGTCCATCTTTCCATTCCTCGAGCCAGACCCGATTATCGAGTCGCTTGGGTTCGTCATGGTAGTTAGCATCCAGATAGCCTATGTCGAGCACTCGGTCGATGAGCGATATGGTGGGCACTACGTACTCGAATACCGTGGTGGTAGCGACCAGCGATGTGTCACGCTTTCGTACTTCGACCCTACCCTGAAGGTCACGTATCGCCCCATTGATGGCCCGATTGTAGGAATCGACGGGAAAACGTCGGTAGAGATAGTAGTAAGTATTGGTCGAAGGAACGGTGCTGAGGGCAGTGTCCAGTCGGATGATCCCACCCGTAAGACCGGTTATCGAGGGTACGTAGTCAGTCACGGTTCGATTTTCGATGCTCCCGGTGGCATGCTCGAACGTAATATCGGCACCCTTCCAGTAGTCGGTGTCCAGTTGGGTCAGCTTCGAGTCGCTTATGGTGGTGGACGACATGGTACCGATGGCCGGGAAATCTACGGAACCCGAGAAGTAGTCGCCCATCTTATCAGCCAACCAGTTGCGTATATCTATTCTACGTGTGGCCATGCCCGCTCCCTGCCCAAGATTAGCACCTAAATGCCCTCGCCAGAGATAGTTTAGTCACATGAAGCGCCTGTGTTTAGGCAGCAACGGGACATGCTGTATCCGAACCTATTAGCGAACTACAGTACGGGCATGGGGTGGTGTTATACAGTTCTGTCACAAGTGTGTTCCAATAGCCACCAACCCGATCCCACGAGAAGTTCTCGACGTGCTCATAGCCCTTGACGACACACATGGACCTCTTTTCGTGGTCGCCCAGCAGTTCACAAACAGCGTCTGCCCACACGATATCGTTTATCGGCAGAGACAACATTGCAGAGGCAGGTCCCCACACTTCAGGCAAGCAGTCGCAGGTCGAAAGCAAGGCCATTGCGCCCGCGGCCATCGCCTCCCCGACCGAAATGCCAAAGCCCTCGGTGGGCGTGATGGTATCCTCGGGGAACAGCAACATCTGCGCTTCCATCTGCGCTTGGGCCAACGTTTTCTTGTCCACCGCCCCGAAGTAGGTCACGTTGGGCACTGTCTGCAATAACCGCTTGGCCCGCCACAAGCACTCGGTACGGTAGTCCATACCGTACTTACTTGACTCAAAGGCGTTATCAAAGTTGTAGTAGACGTGGAAGGTAGCGTCCGGTATTTCTCTCTGTACCCTCTCGAAGATGCGCAGCGCATGGTGAAGCCCCCGGTCCGGTGAGGAAGTCCAGATGAGACGGTTGGGCACCTTTTTGATGTTGGCCCGGTCCGCATAAAGGCTGATGTTGATCCCGTTGCTGATCACCACGCACCGTTCCAGTGGTAACGTGGGCGTCACGTGCGACACCGCGGTTTTGTGCCACTCGCTTTTGAAGACAAACATATCGATCAGCCCGTCAGGTAAGCCGATCAACGTGGGGTTGTTGGTCTGGTTTTCCAGTATGCGCACGTGAGCATTGATGGACATCAGTATCTGGGGGCTATCGTAGGCAATGGCAACGTCAACGGACGCGGGCCTGTCCTTGAACTTCCCGTCCGGTCGCAGGGGGACCCATCGCACGCCATCATAGACTTCTTCCTTCTTGGTGTGAGTGTAGACCGTCATTTCGTGTCCGTGCTTGGCCAGTTCCTGAGAGACGTGAATCATAGAGGTTTCGCCACCCCCCACCATTCCACCGGGTTCGTAGAGCTTATGGGGGGTCAGGGGTGCCCACATCTTGTACAGTGGGGTAATGAGTGCAATTTTCAATGTCCAATCCTTCTCATCGTAGTGATCGAAAAAGGCGTAAGGCGAGAAATCGACTGTTCTGTATGGCCCGTGAGCCTGTTCGCAGTATGGCGTTTCGTGCCAACGCTGTGGCCTCGCACGTTACCGCCACCAGTTTGGACGATGCCTTGAACGCAGCGTTGGCTGAAGATGCTATCGCTTGCCCCACAGCAGCCAGCAGAACCGCGTGAGCACGCAGGGGCGCTTCGGGTGCAGTAGCAGTTGCTGCGGCTGCTGCTGCACTCAGGGTCGCGCCAGCGCCAAAGGTAGAACTCGACACGCTGGCTGTCCCCCCTGCCACCTTTGCCTTCAAGAGATAACCGGGTAGCAACTCAGCATTGCCCCCCACATTTGCAGTTGCTACTGCTGCTACCGCATACAACGTCACGTTGGTGCCAGACTCGTACACCACCGTCAGCTTGGGCCGGTAGGAAGCGGTGGCGTGGTCGGAAGAGGCCATCAGGAAATAGTCGCTGTTTTCGGCCTGCCCTCGGATCAGCCACCCGTATCCGAGATCGGTATCAGCCCACAGCACCGGCAACGTAAATGGCACCTGTGTGCCAGCAGGTGCGGTAGCAGAAACCCCGGCAGAAATTGATATGTAGGCCTGTTCGCAATCAGCAGCATCAAACGCCCCGGCGGTGGTCCAGTTATTACCCGTGCTGCGGATATTCCACGTGGACTGCGCTTCCACCCAGGCCACTTTCAACCGATGAACTTGGAAGTAGCTCGTCACGTCTGCCGCTTCAGAGCTGACGGTGAGCGTCAAGGTCGATGATGTGACCCCTGTTATCGCTGGATCGGCGAACTGCAACAGCGTGCGCGCCGTTATCGTCGACACTTTACCCATGCGTAGCGTGGTGTCGGTGCCATAGTTTGTGCTGCCGTTATCGCTACGCATGAAATTGTCTATACCCGCTGCCGCGTCCGGCTGCGACTCCCACGTGGGGTCCAGCGTCCAGCCCGACCAGTCCACCTGTCCGTCCGGCGGCTTGGGCAGGATGTAGCGTAGGTAGGTGATGCCCTTCTCGACTACCAGCACCGTCTCGACCGGCACCGATGGCGAGTCGATGTCGCCCGTCTTATAGAGATAGCCCGCACGACTGGTCAGCAGGCTTTTGCCCTTGTCGTCAGAGAGGGCGAACCCGCCTGCGGTGCGGGCTGTCAGCGTCGCCACCTTCGTCGCCACGCTCGCCTCGGGCGCTGCCTGAGCAAACGAGATTGACGCCGGATGCCCCTTGCCCAGGTCCACGTCCGCTTTGACCTTGAACCCGTAGTTGACATACCTGAGCGTGCAGCCAGCCCAGGCACCCGCCCACTCCCGCCCGATGACGTTGCCTACCCCGTCAAGGACCGACTTGCCTGGCACGTCCGACACGTCCACCGGTCGCCAGGTAGTACCGAAGCCATCAACCTCGGTGGCCATGCATGGCTTATCCTTGGCCAACCTGTCGGGCAGTCGCAACCGGAACGGACCGTCCACCACCTCAAAGGGTAGGTCGCCCGTTTTGCTGGCCCGCACCGTCTGGTCAATGGCAGTCTGCACCAGCCCCCCGCCGACCGCGGCCTTCCAGAACGCCACCGGCTTTATGCTGATGCTGGCTCGTTGCCTGCCTTTGCCCAGGTCCTCGACGACCGTGCAGTTGTTGAGAAAGTAGGTCACCAGCCCCCCCCACACAGATGCCATTTGCAGCGCCAGACGGGTGCGGGGCTGCTGATATACTCAGGGTCCAGCAAATACGCGGTGAATGGCTTGCGAGCTGATAGTGTCAAATGCCCCTGAAAATTACTGGGGATAGCTTCAATGTCTCGTACCCGTATTTCTACCGATCCCCCTGCCGATATTGTGGTCGTGAACGTATAGGTGAATCCCGAATCATTGGCAATGACCTGCGTAACATCTATGTCCGCTGTACCTAGGTTGATAATGAGCCATATACTCAGTACGAAAACCTCAATGGCAGTCAACCTTACCTCTTTTCACTAACGCTCGCAGAACGTCACACATGATATATCCGTCGTTGCAATTTGGACGACGTTGCGTTGCCAGCCATCGTCCAAATACCGTCCAGTTGCGAATGTACCAACCATTCCGGTACTCTATAGGGCTACCATCATGGTGTTGCATCAACATCGTGATGCGTTTGCATATAGGGTGTGCCACCGTATTATGTCCTTTATTCCCATTGTGCTGGCCAGCACAATGGTGTTATCGTGCCCATTCCTGTAACCTACGCAGCAACGCGGTAGGCTTACCATCGCACCAATCCCCCTCTGCAGAAACCGCATGTAGGTTACCGAATTGGTCTGGTCCATCGATAGCTACCACCTTATGGATGACGAAATGCCGACTATCAGTATCGGGATACATGGCACCCTTGGGATCAGGCTTGGCAGTGATGATGCGAAGAGCGCCCTCGACTTCGAGTAGCTTAAACAGCTTAATGGTAGCTATCGTGGCGTCGCTTAACTTTCCCGTGGCTGTTGCTATGTCCGGGGCAATCGATGGTGCCACGATGGGGGTAGGCACAGGGGCCTCAATGAACCAGTTTTTGATATTTGTCAGGATACTCATTTTTCTTCCCGTCCTTACGATACCGTTATGGAAACGATACCGGATGCGTTCCATTCCACGGTGAAGGTTCCGTTGGAAGATGCGATATCGCTATCGCTTTGCTGATAGCAAATGAGTGGGTTGGTCGTTGCTCCGCCCGTTGCAGCGTCCACCACTACAGCCGTACGCGCTGTGATGGTACTTGATGGCCATTCTACATCGTCAGCGTCCAGTTTGATGATGTTACCGTCTGCTGTATAGGTGATAGACTTATTGCCAAGTGTGGCACCACCGGGCACATAGCCGTTACCCGATGCTACCTCGTTGGTAGCATCGTCGGCATAGTCGTGAGCGTCCTGGTCCGGGGTATAACTGCTGGTGTGTAGTTGCACCTTGATCAGGTCACTATCCCAATCAATCTCTTTGTTAAGTGCCAGCTTTAAGAACTGTCCGTAGAGTTTTCCTGTAACTGCCATTTAGTTCACCCCCTTCTCATCCCTTATGATAGGTAATCCGTACCACCGCACCATCGGTGGGACTCTGAACATGGGGGGTATCGTGTGCAGCTACACCAGTACGATCTACTGGAAATGTAGTAGCCTGACCTGCACCCAGACCGATCCCTATCGTCGTGGATGTTGGTTCCCCCATCGCCACCACATAAGCGGACGCACAATAGACCGAAACATACTTGGTCCCCTCTGGCATAGGCGCAGCAGCGGCCACGTCCGTATCTGCAGGTGTACAGGTCACCAACTCACTTACGGTGTTGTCCTTGTTGAGTTTCGCTGCCAGGACCATCTCGATGTCTATTTTGCCTAGATGGTCCCGGCGAATCGACTCATACCCATGAACTTTAGGCACTTTCGCACCCCCTGTTTCGCTTGCTGTTTATAGGATAGTCACCTTTTACGGAAGCGTGCGTCAATATAGTCCCTGGCGACCAGTAGGTCATCGGCGTCCAATGCCTCGGTGCGGTGGTTGACCACGTACTCGCCACGTCTGCCCTTGTACCAGGTAGCCATCTGGTTACGGGTGATGCCAAACGTGGTAGGGTCGCCATAGATAGGACTTCCTGGCATGATCTGAAGGGTCGTTACGTCCAGTTCGTCCGGTCGTGTTTGCTTCAGAAACGCTATGGTGTCGTCCACCGACTGCCAGTCCTCACCCGGAAGGCCGATTATCACAAATGCCTTGCTGCGTATTCCCGCATATCGTGCCCACTCGATAGCGATGGCCTGCATCTCTACCGTCTCGCCCTTATGAATAGCATCTAGCACCTTCTGGCTACCCGACTCTATCCCGATACCAATTTCCACACAGCCTGCGTTGGCCATCGCCTTGAGTATCCTCGGTGTTACCTGGTCAGCCCGAACGAAACAGCGCCATATCATGCCCAACTGCTTGATACCATCGCAGATGGCCAGCAATCGCTTGGTGTTAATGCACATGGAATCGTCAAAGAAATGCACGGCATCGTAGCCCAAGTCCTTTATGTGACGCACTTCCCCCAGGACGTTCTCTGCTGAGCGTTCCCGATAGAACTTCCCCCACACAGCATGGGAACAAAACGAGCAGTGGTGGCTGCACCCACGACTCGTAATCATGGTCGTGGCCCCATGTTTGTTCCCATGCCGGTCGGGTATGTAATAGGTGTATCGGGACACCTGTTCTCGATCAGGGAAGGGTAGACTGTCCAAATCCTCGATACGAGGCGCCCTGAAAACTTGGTTCGGATAGTTGGCAAAAGGGTTGTGAGCCATGTCACGTAGGATATATTCGCCTTCCCCCTGTACCACGAACGACGCCCCCATGTTCAGTAGCTCGTTGGGGCAAACGGTAGCGTGAGGCCCCCCCCCCATCACTACCTTGCCCTGCATGGTCAGGAAGTTGATAGTCCGTTCCATCGAGTCCAATTGTGGCGTGGTGCCCGTTATGCCATACAGGTCAGCATCGTTGGGCCAGGTATCGTTCATCCCCAGGTCCACGTAGACTACCTCATGGCAGTGCTGCTTGAGCACTGCCCCCAGGTACCACAGGCCAAGGGGGGGATGAACTGCCGAGTCTATCAAGAACGGGCTACCGGGGTGAATCAACGCTACCTTCAACTACTAATCCTCACATCCGAGAGTTGGGTCCACCGTACACGTTGAAGTACGGGATTAGATATTTGGGCGAAATGCCCCACATTATGCCCTTTGCCATATACTGGACAAAACGAAAAGCGTACCCTGGCCCCTGTGCACGAAGAAGCCTTGCCAATCGATTACTGAACGTCAGCGCATATGCCTGCTTCTGGTAAAGCTCGGTGCGCCAGGCAGGAAGTCCGGGCAGGTCTGCCACTGCCCCGAAGGTGATGTTATCCGATCGTTCCTCATAGAGTTTAGCCCCCGCGTTACGCATCTGGCAGCGCCCCTCGTTAGTCAGTACCTTGTAGACGAAAAATACCGTTCGGGCTATGTTCAGCTCGCGGGCAAACGCAATCGTTTCTTCCACCGTCGATGATGTCTCGCTGGGTCCACCCAAAATAAAGTAGCCCGTCATGGCCAATCGGTAACGCTTGCAAAGGCTGACGACCTTACGTATCTTGTCTTTCCCCAGGTGTTTACCGTAAACGCTGTTACGGATATAGTCGTTGCCCGCCTCGATACCGACACGCACTACTTTGCATCCTGACGACGCCAGCGCAATAACACGCTTCTCGTCCAGTTGGTCTATGCGAGCAAACACCGAGTAGGGTGTGCGCTTGGCCAATACAGAGTAGGACGCGGCGAAGTCCCGTACCCACTGTGGGTCGATGGTGAACACCGGGTCAAACAACTGGAACATCGGTACGTTGTGCTGGACCTTTAGTTCAGCTAGCACATGAGCGTATCGATCGGGTCCCATGATACGAAAGTAGCGTCCACCTACCTTCCCCGCGATCTCGTGGGCGTCACAGAAGGAACACCGATAAGGACATCCCCGACTACCGATCATATACTGGCTACCCAGCAGGTAGTAGTACCGATCAAGATGCTTCCACAGCGAGAAGTCCGGTACCGGTAGTGAGTCCAGATCGCGTATGAACGAACCTCGCCATACCCGCTGTTCCTGGCGTTCCTGGCTTCCATTCAACATGGGGACAAAGGAAGTCTCGCCATCGCCCGTACAGCAGGCATCCGCACCCGTAAAGGCCAGAGAACCCGTGGGGTCCACCGATGCCTGGTGCCCACCAATCACCACATCGTATCCCTGCTGGTGACATTCCTTCGTGATATCACGGACATAAGGTAGGTACAGCTTGTTGGTACTGATGCCCACCCAATCCGGTCGCACCGTACTTAGTTCATTGGCCAGTGCCTGGCGCCAGTCCCGTCGGTGCCACACCAGGTCCAGAATACGTGCTCTGTGGCCCGTCGTTTCATTGATATAGGTCGCCAGATACGTTAGGCCCAGGTCGAGAGCAGACGGATCGGGTGATGGTGGGTTGACAAACAGGATTTGCTGCCTACCGTTCAACCTTATTCCTCGTGAACACAATAATGTTTGCATCGATCTGGAAGTCACAACCCCTCGCCCATGCCCCTCGTACCAAGTCGCAAAGGATAGCAAGTCCATCTTCACCATAAATCGTTACTGGCGGTGGCGAATATACCTTGAACGGTGTCCCTGGCTGTAACTTGCAACGATCCCATGTGTTTGGTCGCTTGGTATCATCTGTCATAGGAATCTTCCTACTTTCTGTGCTAGTCGCTTAACGCCACGCCAACTGGTCAGGTGGCGCAACAGGTAGCCCTTGCGCTGCCCGTAGAAACGTATGAGCGCCTTACGCTGTAGCGCCTTTATCTCCACCAACGGTACGTCGTGCTCGAATGGTTGCCGTTGGTAATAGTCATAGTCCAGAGGGTCCCCGGAAAAAACCCGTCCCTCTGACGCCATCCTCTCGTACAACGTCGTACCGGGCAACGGGACACATATGCTAAACGACGCCTCGTCCAAAGGCAGTTTGCACGCAAGGTCCACGGTGATTTGCATTTCTTGCCTCGTTTCCCCCGGTGCCCCCAGGATGAAGAAGCCACCATTGTGGATACGGAAACGGCGCGACATCGCGAGTGTTTGGCGTACTTGCTCAATCTTGATCCCCTTGTTATAGATTTCGTCCAGTACACGTTGACTGCCTGCCTCTATGCCCCAGTGGATTGCCCTACAGCCCCCCACGACCATCGCCCACAACAAATCCTCATCTACGGTGTTGACTCTCGAATTGCAGCCCCACAGGGGATAGAAACTCATCTGGCCCAGCAGCCTCAGAAACTCACCCAGCCAGTCATGCTTAATCGTCAGAGTGTCGTCATGGAAGAAGAAGCCGTCGATCCCATATCGGTCGTGTAGCTCTTCCATCTCATCCACTACCTGTTGTGGTGTTCGACTACGTATTGTGCTCCCAAACAACCTGTTAACGGTTGGCTGGCAGTAGGTACAGCAAAACGGACAACCGCGGTGTGCCATCAGGTTGGTACCACGCATACCCATCTGTATGCTGTCCAGGTAGTGCCACCGATCCATGTAGCGATCCATATCCAATAGGTCCAGTGCAGGTGCTGGCAATGTGGCTAGGTCCACTGGATTGTTAAAGTCATAGTAACTACGCATGATGTTGACAACGGTGTACTCGCCCTCACCACGCGTGACCACGTCGCAGTAGGAAAAGTCGCCCCCATGATCTGGCATGGCCGAGAAGTGTGGCCCCCCGATCATTACCTTGCGTTTCCTACCACTGATGGCACTACGCAGCTTAATCTTGCTGCCAATTGACTTAGCATCGTTCAGCATCAGCGTCGAGGTATAGATACCCACGAAGTCAGGGTCCAGTCGTTCGATTTCATCCAGCACCCATTGCTCTGAAGGGTGCCATGTAGCATCGACAATCGCCACTCTGTACCCCTGCTCACGTACGAAAGCAGCAATAGACGCCACCCCCAGCGGTGGGTCACCACTGGGATATTTCATGCGCGGGAACACTAACGCCAAGTCAACTGACATATTTTCTCTCAACCATCAACACCATATTGGGTACGTCATAAGGGGCCATACGAAACCCCAGGTGCCGATACACGTCTATCATGTGTGTGTTGTCCTTCAGCACCGTTGCTACCATAGGTGCATTCCCCACCCGGCCCTTCACTGCTCGATAGATTTGCGAAAAGTACCCCTGCCCTTGAAACGGGGTATCGATGATGTTGTTGCCTAGCTCGTATCTCTCACTGTCCCACCGTCGGTAGGAAGTGAGGCCAATACGATCATCCCCGGCCCATACAGCAAACACCGTATAATCGTCACGTGGTTGTTGCCAGTAATTCTGGTACCACTCTTTCTGCTGCTGTTCACCTATCTCCTGGTTGTACTTGAAAGAATGACGGAATCGGTTGCGTAGCTCACGCATCCAGTCCATATCAATAGCTGCTACAGGATAGATCACCACCCCGTCACGCTTCTCTTTATGGGCAGTAAACAGGTAGAAGTCGTTACCATCCACCGTGTACAGCAACTCTTCCGAGTCCACGCTGAATCGTTGCTTCAGTTCCCCGGTGAACACCGAGTAGTCAAAGTGGTATTGCCCGCCAATTGCAGCCGGTGATTCAGGTCCATGGAATCCTTGCTGCCCAATCCATGTGGCGATGACCGACTTCCCTGCTGGCTTCAAAACCCGACATATGTTGTCCAGCGCCAACGGTACCCACTTCTGATGAATATGGTCGATGGTGGATAGCTCGAATACAAAGTCGAAGTGGTGAGCAGGATACGGGATATCACGAATGTCGCCCTCTACCAGAATATCGCTTGGGTAAAGCTGGTGGTGCTCTACAAATGTCTCAGGCACAATGTCTAGCGTATGCACTTCGCCAGGGAATGGTAGGGGCAAGACACGATACGGATGGTTATAGTGTGACCCTATCCGTAGAATCCGAGGGGTAAGCCCCTGCACCATCTCGTGACACTTTTGGTCTGAGGCGGCAAACAGACCATGCAGTGAGTCGTACAGTGGCGTTGCCAACCTAATCCCCCTTCCTCAGCATGACATAGGCCCTGCGGGATATCTGTACTGTTTCTAGCAGACCACCATATGATTGAACCAATGCCAGCACATCCTTCCACTCGTATAGCTTAACGTGGTCAGGACGAACGGACTGAAGGGGTATCCCCAACAAGAACATCCCCCCAGGTCTCAGCACTCGCCACATCTCAGCAACCAGATGCTCTGGATCGTTAAGGTGCTCTGCAACCGCATGGCTCACCACCATGTCCGCTATAGCGCTGGCCAGCCTGGTATCGCAAACATCACGCACCAGCCACAAATCATCAGGGAAGATACCCCGGTTATACTGTTGCACTGTTTCCGAGAAGTCGATCCCGATTAAGGTGCATGGCATGGCTTCGTGTAGTGAGTAATGGAATGCACTGTGGCCACAGCCAAAATCCACCACGAGAGGACCCTGCGTGCATCTCTTGGCTACACGTAACACCAGTGACGTCCAGCCAATGTAGCTAGATGGCTCGGTTGTGCTGTACTGCGTATCCCAAAATTCAGGCGTATTGACGTTGCTCAAAGAACTCTCTAACTGCATTGATTACCCTTAGTTGCTCTTCCTCTGTCATGTCCGGGTATATGGGCAACGACACCATCCTCTGCCATTCCCGTTCGGTCACCGGTAAGTTGCCTCGCTGCCCCTGCCACATACGATAATGCGTCAGTGGCTTGTAGTGCACGCCTGCCGATATCCCCTGATTCGTCAAGTGGTCGATAAGCTGATTACGAGCATCAGCATCTACCCTGATTACGTACAGGTGCCAGGTATGGCGATCATGCACCGCAGGACACTGAATCAATCCTCGGCCTTCCAGTGGCTTGAACGCTGCTGTGTAGCACGTAGCGATCTGGCGTCGCCTTTCGGTCATCTCATCAAGGCGTTCCAACTGTGCAAGGCCAATCGCAGCCTGAAGGTCATTCCAGTGATACTTGTAGCCAATCGCTTGGATGGAATAATCCCACCCATATTTCTGCCTGGCTCTTTCCCACGTGCTCTTATCAATTCCACACCACCGTAGGGATCGCAGTCGCTCTGCTTCTTCGTCGTTATCAGTTAGAATGGCACCACCATCGCCAGTGGCCAATGGCTTCACGGGATGAAACGAAAGGCAGATCAAGTCGCCATACCCAATGCCACCACAGGAATGTGCAGCGTCCTGAACAATCAGCACGCTATCTGGCTCACCTTCCATCGCTGGATACCCAGCATAATCAACCGGGATCACCGCTGCTGTGCGAACACTGCAACACTCGCCAACACTATCCCAGTCAATACAAAGGGTCTTGGGACTCACGTCTGCAAACACCGGCTTGGCCCCACAGTATTCCACCGCCAATGCCGTGCTCACAAAGGTGAGGGCAGGCAGGATAACCTCATCGCCTGGTCCTATACCGTGAGCCTTCAGTGCCAGGTGCAACGCTGCTGTGGCGCTGTTGACCGTCACGCAATGCTTACGTTCGTACCGTTCAGCCAGTTTCTGCTCGAATTCCTCGCACTTCGGTCCCATACCCCACCAACCGGAACGCAACACGTCCGTGACGTTTGCTATTTCCTGTTCAGAACAAGACGGTTTCAAAAGTGGGATCACGCTACGTCTAGTGATGGTGGTAAGCCTTCCTTCTCGACCAAAATCTCATGCGACCAAAAGAAGCGATCCATGACATGTCTACTAAATTCCTCTAGTTGTGGCCTGCGTGGATGTCGCATATCCATGTTGCGACGCAACCAGAGGCTATGTCCAGCATGCTGATGCTGCTTCCCCCACCAGACTTGTCCGTGCTGATTACCAGTCAGGCCATCAAACCCAACCGCATCAAACTCGATATCGTAATCAATCCAATCCTCACGAAACAAGATGGTTTTGGCATGGTCGTAGTTGTCATTACGTAATGTCTGGTAGGGATCAGGCTGGCTATCAAACGGGTGTGGAAACTCTCGGTTGATCCAGTTAAAATCAGTACCCACCAGATTGCCTGGGCCCTTGGCCATAAGTGTCTTCAGCATTTCTTCCAGCCACCGAGCACCAAGGATAAACCCGCTGCAAAGTACCAGTAAGACTTCGCCCGTACTTGCTCGGTAGCAGTCGTTGTACATGCCACCGTTGGCTAACCCCCAGTTACGGAAGGGGTATTCCACGTGGATAGCGTTGAACTCGCTACACAACGCTGCTATCTCACCTCTGTCTTCCGGTGGTGCATCATCGCAGACGAAGATTTCATGCAGGGGATATGTTTGGTTTCTCAGCGACTGCAAGGTTTCTCGAAACAACGTGGTATCCCGATAAGGGTTCGCAAACTCTAGAAAGCAGGATACGGTAGGACCTTCCATTACATTGCGCCCCTCTGTTGCAAGATACCATCGGACCATTTGCACTGTTCTTTCCACTCTACCGGGTCACGCTTGGGCAGATGCTCAGCTTCCAGGTCTCGCCGTATCCACAACTGTACCCCCTGTTTTCCCATCAGATCACGTCCCCATTCGATTACTGCGTGCCATGCACCCTTGGTCGCACTCAGGTCATCCTCTGGGGGGTCATAAGCTTCAGGAAAGGGTATCCAGTCCTGTCGATGAAGTATGGTCAGGAAGCCTTCATCTATCAGGTGGTGATTGCTTGCTTTGAAGCGATCCGGGCTTCCAGCAAACCAGTCGTAAGGTATTCCTTGCGCGTTAAGCATCTTGTGCCGTGCGTTGTCCGACGCAACGACGTGCCCCGGCCCTAACTCATCAAGCCACCGTGCCATTTCCTCTACCCAATTACTGCCCAACACCCAATTGCTGCACAATAGGCAGATAGCATCCCCGGTGGTCTGCGCAAAAGACCTGTTGAACTTGCGACCGAAGGCAGGCGCATAGTTGACAAACGGAAACTCAAGGTACTCTATCCCATATTGCCTACATAGTTCCTGTACTTCTGGTCTATCGTCCGCGTGTGAGTCGTCCGATAGGATGATCTGGTGGAAGGGCTGCGTTTGCGCAGCCACGGTCTTCAGGCACGCTTGCAGGTTGCTAGTGTCGTGCATGTAGTTGCAGTAGGGGATGAAGGCTGTTACCGTAAGCACCTGAGTGTCCTTTCGATGTTCTCTGCTTTCAGCATCACAGCCAACTGCCATGCTGCCTGTATTATGTCCATAGGCTTCAGGCTAGAGTTGGTGGACCTGAAGTTGATGGGGACGTGGATAAAGCGCAGTAGTGGCTGCTGTGCCATGGCCATCGCCAAGGCTGGATTGAACACATGACATCGTTTCGGTAGGTCTTTGGCGACCGATAGTACCACTCTGGCTGAGTTGCAGGTGAAAGCACGAAAGCTGCTGTAGTCGTATATTGTCTGCCCGGTCAGTCGATACATCGCATAGGTAGCTGCCTTGGTCAGTAGCCTACGATGCAGTGGCTGACTGATCTTGGCCCCTTCTGTGCCACGGGTACCGATGACAACCATATAGGGCAGTACAAGGTGGCGCAGCAAAACAGAAAGGTCGTTGGGGTCATGGCTACCCCCAGCGTCCATCGTCACAATCTGCTTGGCGCCATAGGACAGCGCGGCACTTACGCCTCGCATGAAACCGTCGCCATACTGGGAACCAGGTGGGTTGGATAGCACAATAGCACCAGCCAGTGCAGCCTCTACTGCTGTCCTGTCCGTCGAGCCATCGTCCACCACGATTACTTTGCCGTATTCTTTTGCCTGCGCCACCAGATTAGCGATGTTGTTGGCCTCATTGTGTGCTGGAATAACAACAACCTTGTGATAATCATTGATTCTCACCTTACTACCTCAACATACAAGCTGTGGTCCGGGTAGGCTTCGGGCACCTCTATCTCTATGACGCGACTCTGACTCTTGCCATACTCCATCCGCTTTACATCCGAAAACCCCGCCATACTCGCCATCTCCCGAAATCCACCAAAGTCCGTTACCCACCAGTGCCCGGTATACTCTCGTTGTCCTGACATGCTACCCATCAGGAACAGCGATAGCTTCAAGGCATTGCTGCGCAGACGCCCCCACTCGGGGGGCTGCCACTTGGCAAAGGTGTTGACCTGCCGGTCCTGATAGGCGTTCCAGATGGCATCGAAGTCCATCATGATAAACCGTCCTACTGACATAGGACACATGACACGCTTGCACTCTTTTAGTAAGGCCACTGCATCATAAAAGCTAACGTGGTCGAGAGCGTGGGCACAGTGAATCAGGTCCACCGAGTTGTCCGGGTACGGTAACCCATCACGCAGGTCGTAAAGCTGGAAGTGGTATCCTTTCGGTATCGACTGCTTAGCGTAGTCCAGGTTGCGCCACGGTGGTGGCAACAATGCTGCACCACAGCCAAGCGATAATCTTAGGCCGACAGTAGTTGCTTCCATTTCTCGTAACTCTTGTCCCAGCTAAACATCGGTGCCCTTTTGAGGCTTGCTTCATGTCCTGCTCGCCATATGTTGTCGTCAGCCAATAGTGCCAGCAGAACCCCCAGAAACTTGTTCATGTACCACTCGGAACGTGAGTGCCCAGGCAGTAGGTACCCAGCGCCAGGATTATCGGGATTCCATATGCTGCCCACCGTGTAGGACAGCGCCCCAATGTTGGACGCCAACACCGTTACGCCCGCGGCCATCGCTTCCATTGCCGAAATGCACGACGTTTCGAGGAACGCGGACGGGTAAGCCCAGATGCTGGATTCCCAAAGTTCACGTGCCAGCACGTCCTGCCCGACCCGACCATGATAGGTAACGCCAGGCTTGTCCATGTGGCGCATCATGGTATCGACCCACTGCTGGTACTTGTGGTTGGCGCGCGCTAGCTTTTCGATGTTTTTGAACCCGTAGAAGATGTGCAGTTCAGCATCAGGGTAATACTGGATAACGTTGGGCCACAGGGAAAGTAGTACATCAAGTCCCCGGTCAGGACTACTCAGCCATACCACCTTAGTACGCTTGCGCTCTACACCCGGATCAGCAAAGCGCTCAAGGTCGATCCCGTTAGGCACAAAGTTTACCTTCTCAGCAGGAAGGAAGTCGTACACCAGCTTAAGGTAGTCAGCATGGTATTCGCTTACCCCCAGCACGCGGTCGAATCGGTCAGCGATCTTGGGCGTCATGAGGGGCCCGTAGTTCAGGTCGTGTGCCCAAAAGAACATCCGCTTGGCCTTTATGTTCATGTTGGCCAGCGCAGCCAACTGACGCCAAGACACCAACAGGTCATACGGTACTTGGGGTTTGAACCGACTGTGATGCCAGTAGCACACACCGTCATGCTCACCTTCGTACCGACCAGGATTGTTGAACACGTCTACCTGCCAACCGTCAGCAGCGAAACGCCTGGCTATCTCGATACAGGCAGTCTCGGACCCGCCGATGCCACCTTCGTTGATACTCGGTGGAGACCAGGCTTCCATCGCCTCGCCACAGTAAAACGCCACTCGCTTCTCGGATGCCTGGTCCTCACGTAACAGGGCCCTGGCACCATGCACACAGTTGCGTATCTCCGGGATATTGAATAGCCTTTTCGGTATTGCTTTGGATAGATCAACCACCCTATCGGGGTCCTGACCGTCCAATATCGTTAGCCACGCTTCTGCTTTATCCCGTGTTTCCACGAAGTCCATATAGGTGGCCTCTTTTTGCATGAGGGCCGGGGCAGGGTTTATCCGAAGCAGCTCACGCACTTTGGCTAACGCTTCATCCAGTTTGCCCGTATGAAAAAGTGCTACCTCTTCCATTACACCAGCGTTGTAGCCCATCTGATCGAGGGGATTGAGGAACAATATCGGGGGCGGGGACTCTCGCTTTCTGCCCAGCTCGGCCATTAGCAAACAAGCCTCGAAATCCTCTTTGAACGCATAAGTTTCCGCCAAGTCGAAGTAGGAATCCTTGAAGCTGGGGGCCAATACCAGTGCTGCTGCGTTGGCAGCGAGGGCATCGTCATAACGTTCGAGCTTACGTAGCGCCTTAGCCATGTAGATATAAGACTGCCACTTCTCAAGCTCGTTGTTGGCCACCCTCACATGCCCTTCGTACCACTGCACAGCCTCTGCCCATTCACCGTTGGCAAAGTGTTGATGCCCAAGATAGAACAGTGTTCGTTCGTTGCCAGGTTCTTCTTCCAGCATCATGTGCAGTAGCGCAAGATTACGATCCGACCGACTTACATACTGGTGACCACTGTGACGAATCGCTACTTCCCTGGCCTCGCCCCACGAGATGGGCCTATTGGGGGCGATAACTTCATGAACACGCCCCAGCCACCGATAACGGGTCGGGTCGTACATGATTCGCTCACGGGTGAAGAAGGTGGTACATTGACCACGGTCGGTAAACGCATAGTGGTAGGGTAGCCAGATACCCTCGGCACCATTGTCGATTGCTTCCTGAATGATGCCGGGGATGTTCTCAGCGTTTACCACCTCATCATCAGCATCAACCCACATGAACCAGGAATCCGGGCCAGTGAGTTCAGCTAACTTTTTGAGGGAAACATTACGGGCAGCAGCGAAGTTACTGATGCCCCCGTCGGGCAGTAGTTCTTCATCGTACCAGAAAACGTGGTCGGTGTACTGGTAGGCTATCGTCTCGGTGTTGTCAGTGGGCTTGCCAGCCAGCACGATTACGATGGGATCAACATAGTCCTTGATAGAGTCCAGACACGCGCCTAGCGTTTTCTCCGCGCCGCGTGCAATCATGGTCAAGCCCAACTTGGGCATGAAATCCCCCTGCAAATTGATTTAGGCTGGTCGCTGCGGTGGCGGACCTTCCAAGGCACCAGTCGCTACATGGCCCCCCGTCCGTTCTACAAAATCAGGCCGACGTTGCGCGTGCTCGGTCTCCTCAAGATGCGCTTTGACGATCCCTGGCGTAGTCACGAAGGTGTTGACAGGAACCCGATAGGGCACACCCATCACGATACAGTGATCGAACCGCGTCCAGTTGTACCAACTGACCTCACCGGTCCGCTCTACCAGATCATGGTGAGTGAATGGTACTTTGTTACCGTGCACCACTTCCCCGGCGTTGGTACTCCACTTGGTCCCCTTGCTTTGGGGGGGCGCTTCACCAATGTTCTGAGGGGTAGGGGGGATTGCTGCTGTAAGCGCTACCAGCTTTGCTTCCATGTCTGCTAGTCTAGCTAGCAACATAGTCACTTTGTCAGCATCAACTGGCGCAGCCTGCGTCTCTTCTGCAGACTGTACTGCATCAGCAGCAACTGGTACAGCCTGCATTTCTATCACAGACTGTACGACATTATCATCCTTGCTCACTCTGGGCATATGAGTATGTCCCTTTCCTGTTTTGTTAAGGGGTCGAGTCACCCCGACCCCTACTAATCGCTTATGCCGCCTGCTTTGCTGTGGTCACGTGCTCAACACGCAACATGAAGTTGTCGTTGAGGATACGTGCAGCAAATGCACACTTGTACGTTCTGTTACTTATGGACCTAACAGGCATCCACCTGAATAGGCGGGTGGCCATTTCTGCCACCTCTCACGATTACTCGTGAGTTCAGACTATACCTTGACTCAGTTCAGTAAACCGAGTCCCTGCCGTCTAGTCGTTGCACCTTGCCAGCCATAAAGCTGGCCTTGGCTCAGGATTATCCCCCTATAGGGACTTTCCCTGAATTTGACAGGTTTTAGCTGGGCTACAAGTATTACTACTATCACTTTACCCAGCGTGCTGATCTGGTCTATTGGGTCACCGGTTCCACCCGATCCCCGTGGCTTGAAGTAGATTCGCAGGTTCTGAGTCTCCAGTTCGGAAACACCATAAGCCTGGTCACCCACCACCACGGTCGAGTAAACATCAGCGCCAGACAGACCCAGCGACGCATGAATCGTGGCCCGACTCGTCATGACGAACCGGATACCAAGGTAATCCACTGTGTTAGCATGGGACAGAACGTTCGTGGTATCACGCGGCTGTGCGTGCTGCCCGAAGCTCTTGAAGTCGGTATCGCTCAACAGGTCCGACCAGGTGTCTGGATGAACGAAAGCGATATACTTATCGTCCTCCACAGGATTTGCGTTGTTTCGACGCATAGTCCGTAGAACTTCCCTGATCTCTGCCGAGTTGAACAACATGCCCGACCCCACCTGGCCACGAGAGATAGCGGTTGAGGCAAACTGGATAGACGTGCCCGCAGTTAGTACATCACGTACCACTGTGTCCACATCTACCCCAGCCTGATCCAATCTGTTACCTCACCGCAACCTACTTGACTTACTCCTCATTTTCTGCTATGCTTGGCGAAAATAGAGGAAGATATGGGCCGACCAAAAACCACATTAACACCGACCAAGGAAGAGTTGTATCACGAGTATGTTGATCTCGGATTGTCAACTAAGGCACTCACTCGCAAGTACGGTGATGTTTACACCTACTTGCATCGCTATGCCATTCCCTGCAGGGGCTATCCCCTTACTACTGCCCAGCAAACCCCATTCTCACAGCAACAACTCGAAATCGTATATGGAAAACTGATGGGTGATGGCTCCCTGGCCATCCCAACTCGGTGTCGCTGGCCATCCTTATCAATTGAGCATGGCGCCAATCAGGAAGGGTATGTTCTGTGGCTTCATAGCCAACTACAGCCTTTTCCTGGCAAACTTGAGCATTACGCTCCTCGAACTACTGTCTGTCAGGGCAGGGTGATTATCAATGCTGGCTCCGTGCGTTTTCGCACCTGTGTGCATTCTGACCTCTTTACGCCATTCAAGTTGTTTATGTGTGATGATGGCAAGGTCCCCACACTAAAGGCACTTCAGCAATTGACCCCACGTTCTTTAGCAGTCTGGTTTATGGATGATGGGTCTGGGACCTTTGACAAAGGCTTTTACTTTTGTACTGGCCTTTGGCCCGAATCTGTCCAGCATTCAATCCAAGACTGGTTTCGGAAAACATATGGGCTGAATTCCCACCTACGCTTTTTGCGTGAGGGGGGTTATCGAGTTACCTTCTATGGTTCCGATGCACGTAGGTTGATGGACATCATGGCACCCTATTGGGCACCATCGATGCTATATAAAGTCAAGTAGATTGTTAAGGTGCGTCCAGGCCATTTCTGCCTGGCTCTTACGGTTCATTTCCCATAAGATCGGACTATCGCTTCACCTTTCGGTGTCTCTTCGTTTAGTCTCTGCTGCCGGTATTGACAAGTTAACACTATAGTGATACACTTAGTCTCAGACACAATGAAAGGGGTGTATCTTATGTGCTGGACCGTTTCCCAGTTGGCCTATCTCGCTGGTATCATTGATGGCGAAGGGTGCATCAATATCTACCGTAGCGGGAAGTATCCAAGGACCGACTATAGTATTCGTATCTACGTGGTCTCTACCGATAAGATTCTGATTGACTGGCTTCAAACCACTTTTGGTGGTTTACAGTACAAACGAGAAACTCGTTCGGGGTGGAAAACCAAATACGAATGGATTGTCGAGCGACGCCTCTTTGATCAACTATGCAACGCCGTGTTGCCTTATATCATCATCAAGAAAGCCCAATTGGAATTGGCCCTGCGATTTCGTGATTCCTTTGGCCCTTTGACTCACAAGTCCAATGGCCAGATTATGCCACTAAGCCCCCAAATAAGAGCCTTCCGATATGAATGTTTTGTCGAGATGCGGCGTCTCAACGGTCGCTATTCACTTGTCAAAGAACCTTGCATCGGGTAAGCATCTCAGCCGTTCCCGTTATCTAGAAGAGATTTTAGTTGGGCAAACTTCTGGAACTACCCAACATCGCTGTGTACTCGCTAAGCACCTGGTCGATAGCCTGATCCTCTAGCTTGTCCGTTATTTCAATCCACCGACCGTACTGTGAAACAGTGGCGGTCAGATTGCTGATAGACGGTGTAGCCTTTGCGCCCGCTGTGCCCTCGGTCAACGCCGTGATGGACGAGGGGGCAGCGCTGATAAGCTCTACCCTTCGGAAGTTGATCCTATCACCCATGTTAGCGGGAATAGGACGCTTCACCCCATAGTTGGCGAATGCCAGTTTGGGGATTGCCCGGTCCAGCAGCAGGCTATCGTAGTAAACACGCTGTTCAGATGTTAAAGCATCATAGGACTGCAGAGTCATCGTTCTCACCTCCTTACTTGTGAGTTAATGACCCGGCGAGCCTCCCTAGGCTATGCTAGGGACGTTAGAGGCGACGACGTCCCGCCATGACTTCCTGTGAAAAGGCTTTGAACTCAGGCGTCCCTGCTTTGGGAATCCCCGAACCACCGCCGGTTGGCTCGCCCTTGTCCACTTTCGTAGAGCCGGTTTCGATACGCTTCTGTGCTGCTATCTCTGCCCGACTCTTCTCCAAGTCTACCTTTTGCTTCTGATACCATTCCTTGTGCTTAGCCCTCGCTTTAGCTTCCATTTCTTGAGGGGTTTTGCACTGCTCGAGGTCTGCCATCGTAAGGCCATATTGACGGTATCCGTCGAGCCCTACACTAGAGTCACCCTCCATAAGAAGATCGATCACCTTCGTTCTTGCCTCTCGTTCTTGGACGACCATGTTTGCCTGAGATAACGCAGCATGGCTTTGCTTCAGTGCCTGTTCCGCCTGAGCTACTCGACGTGCCAACATTTCCCTATCCCTTTTCAGGGATTCTCGTTCCTGCTGGTCGTCTGGTAGGTCCTGTGTTTTCAGCTTGAAGATTTCCTGTTCCTTTGCATTCAGTTCCTGCTGCAAAGTATTCAGAATTTCTGCCTGCTGTTGGGACAACTGCGCGGCAGACTGAGCTTGATTGCGCAGCATGTCGACCTGTTGGTTCATGCTACGCTGGTATCGTTTGAAGTCCTCTTCGGAAACACCCTGCGGGCGTGGCGCTTCCTGTGGTGGTGTCCCTGCCTCACCCCCGGCCACCCCTGGTACAGCGGCTCCGGTCATTGGCGCAGATACCCCTGCAGATGCAGCGGTCTGACCATCAGGGTTTGCAGCGATTCGTTCCTCGGAACCCACGTATTCCGTTCCCCCTTTCACCGGGTATATGTATGTCCAGGGGCTTCTGCCCCAGTGACACAAAAAGAAAGGCCCGTCCGTCTGGGCCAATGGGCCAGACATGCGGGCCGGGACTCTTTCGAGTGCAGGCTAACTCTTAGGTTAGTTCACGCCATAGCGCTTCTCTATGTAGGACACGATCATCAGTAGTGCCCTGCGCAACACCAGCAGAAACTCACGCAGTTCGTCGTCCTGCATCAGCACACCCTACCAACTAACCGAGGGTCAGTACCGGAACTCAGGTAACCACGACTTTTTCTTGCCCGATATAGCGCTAACAGTTCATCGAAGCGTATCGGGTTGACCCCCATAAGTTCGATTAACTGTATTGCCCAATCGGTTTCAAAGAACTTCCAGTCCCAGTCACGCACCGCCTGAATCAGAATGGCTGCTGCCAGTGCCTCATCGCCTATCAGCCCACTATTCAGTGCTTGTTGTGCTGCGCCTGGTATACCCTTGATCGTCGCCATACACCCTCATTTCCAGTATAGCCAGTAGCCCCACAGATGTGTAGTTGTCAGTAGCCTACTGGCTTCACACTTTTGGGAGATATCGCCTGGGTAGTCTGGCCGGGGGCATCTCGGGTACGGGGGCAGGCATCCCCATTGCGCTCATGCCACCCATTGCATCCGGTGGGGGCGCTGGCATTTCTGGTACTGGTCCCATTGGGGGGCCCATCGGGGGGCCAGGGGGTGCGCCCGCACCAGGTCCAATCAGCATGTCGATGATTCTTCGTACCACCTCAAGGCCAGGGCGCAGTGCCTCGATCATCGCGGGGTCGCCCATGGGTCCAGCGCCACCCATCGGTGGTCCCATCCCCCCTGCCATCATGGGGTCCGGTCCCATTGGTGCCCCCTGCCTTTCCGCTAGGTACTCTGTGAATGCCATCGGATTATCTTGCATAATTTACCGTCCCCCTGCATAATATCGCCTTTGCCGTACCTGTGGCATCAGATCTGCCAAGTAGTCCATAAAGGGTGCCTGTACCAGTGCATCAGCCAATACATCCAGCGACTCAGGTGCTTGGGCTGTACCACCTATAGTGTATCGATTGGGACCTGGCCCAGCATCAGCAAAACCAAACTCGGGCATTCCCCCTGCATACTGACCAAGCAAATCCCCCACCAATTCCCATGATTCTGGCGTTCGTGCTGTACCACCAATTTGGACTCGGTTTATTCCTGGCCCAGCATCAGTGAAATTAAACTCAGGTACAGGTTGTCCTATACCTAGTGGGACAAATTGTCCAAGACGATCAAGGTAATCTTGCCCAGACATTTGGCGCATCTCTGTCAACATGTTCTGCACATCAGGGGACATGGGCAAATTACGCAAATACTCTTCCACTTCCCGCTCCGCCTGCGCATTCGCGCGCCGCAACAAAGACGCGGGCGCATCAGCAGCTTTGTTCCACTGGTCACGAAAGGTGTCTACATAATATTGTGGCCTCGCTGCAGGCGATGTTGGAGGATACATAGGTATATTGTAGAGAGCGTCCTCTAGCTTACGATTGGGATAAGAAGCCCCACTTGGTGAACTGGGGGTTCCAGCGCCACCAGCGCCACCCGTAGATGTACCTGTAGTAGCTGCCTTAGTCGGGGTAGTTGCTTTCGGTGTAGTTGCGCCACCTGTACTACCCACCTTTATGCTATCCGGTCCAAAGGTGTCTTTGTAGGAATAGTCAGTAGCACGATTGAATCCCTGGTTACCAGTCTCGTACCGTACCCTGGCCTCTGCTTGCTCTGGCTCGTTACCCATGTATTTGACGTAGTAGTGAACTCGCCAGTCGTTCATCTCTGGTGGCCTACCGTTTATCCTGGCAAACTGCTCGGACCATAACTTGTCATAATAGTCTTCCCACGTTGGCCCTTCACCCCCATGCTGCGAGGCAAAGGCAGCAGCCCATCGCTTGTCGGGACCATCATACTCGTACAGGTCCTGCTCACGTTCCTGAGAGCGCACATAGGGGTAAGTCGAGCCATGCCACCGCGTCCCGCCCGCTATGCGACTGCCACCAGCAGGCTCTTCAGGCATGTCGCCCGTTGCATCTTCCGCAGGTTCTGTGTTGGTCGTAAGCCCAGCAATAAGCTGCTGTATAGTTTCAGGATTATTGCCAACAGCAGTTTTCAACTGCTCAATCAGTTCTTCCCAAGTTGCCATTCCCTACCCCCTCTCAGACATTTAGCCTAACCGGTATCTGTTGATATTTTAGTCCGTATTGCTCGCGCCATTCTGCGTCAGTGGGTGGCCTTTTGTTTTTAGCTAGGAAGTCAAGCGACCAAAGCCTATCCTCGTAATCAAGCCAGGTCGGACGACGACCATGTATCTTTTCAAAATCCTTGGCCCATTCCTTATCCGGTCCGGTATACGGCGTCTCGTCGAAGGGTGCGCCTTCTCGTACAGGTGCTATAAACCGTCCTGGTTTTGGTGGCGCCACGGGCAGAAGACCGGGTCGTACCACCACGTCCCGACGTAACTTACCATCCGACGTGAAGAATATGTCACGCCGAGTCGTCCCTGTACGTTGACCCACCAGATCGGCACGCGTAAGTGGTGCCTTGGCTGTGGCTACCTTGGGCGCTGTTGTCGTCGTCTTTGTCGTCGACGCAGTGGTAGCCTTTGCTGTCGTCGTTGTGGTACGTGTGGTCGTCGTGGTAGCAGGCTTTGCTGCACCTTCCGTCGAGGCCACAGTACCCGTAGCCCACGTTGGCTTAATGTCACCCGATATCAGCGCACTCAGGAATATCTCTTTGGCATCCTTGCTTCCAAACTTTTCCACCAACTTACGGGTATCGTAATCCCCCATGCTGTCACGGAACTGAATAAAGCGAGCATACAGAGCAAACTCAGGACGTTCCAGCAACTTGGCTCGCCTATCGTACTCTGACTGAACCAGTTTGTATTCTTCGGGATTCGCCTTCCGATACGCCGTTCGTTGTTCGGTACTCAGGGCACCATAGTCAGTTACTAGCTGCTGTACCTGCTCGCTGCCACCCCCATAGTATTCGTTCTCTTGGCGAGCTAGTTCGTTCCGGTACTGATTGTAGACGTTGGCCTGCACGATCCCTGTATCTTTGGGTAGACCCGCTAGCGTGGTAGCTACCGATACAGTAGCGAGTCCAGGCTTATCGGTTACGCCCTTCCCAAACCACTCGGTCATCAAGGGATGATCATCCCAGAACTTCCGTCGATCCAAGTTGTCCTGCTGCAAGAATGCGTCACGGGCCAACGACGCAACACTGGCGTCTACTTTGGACAAGGCGTCCAGTGCCACCAAGCGACGATTAGGGGTATTGGTCGGAAGGGTGTTCTCGATTTCCTCAAGCCTACGACGTGCTTGGTACATAGCGTCTGCTTTCTCGGCACTAGCCACCCCTTTGTAACGTGGTATCTGCAGATACTGTCGGTACAGGTCCTGCGCCTCGTAGTAGCGCAACTCAGTAGGGGTCGCATTCTTGCGCAACTGCGCCTTGACCAGTTCCTGATCAGCAGCAGGTAGTGACGTCAGAAACTCGTTGCGTGCAACATAGAAAGCATCCAGGTCCGGCTCATTGTCATCACGTACCCCTGGCTCTATCGCCATGTAGAGTGCCGTCATCGCCTCGATTCGATCTCGCCTATCGGGAATCGCCCGACCAACGGTGGCGTGCAGTTCCTTGTACATTGCAGCCTTATCACCCGTTAGCGCAGCCCTTCTCAGCACTGCTTGTATGGCTTCAAGAGTTGCAGCCCTCTTTGTCTGCAGAAAACGACGTTCCTGCTTCCATTCATCTACGCTAATAAGCGCTGCTGACAGCTTATCGTCCAGCTTGATCTGCTCAGCTTTCAGTTCATCCAGCTTGGGACGTGCAGATTCCCATCCACGTCGGGTTTCCGCAACCGTACCCTCACCCATCTCTTGATCTACTGCCTCTTTTGCACGTCGGTCAATCTCACCCCCACCGGTTCGGTACAACACCCCTACCATACCACCGACTATCGGGAAGGTCGTGATAGGCGTCTCTACCCCGTAGGTATGCAGGAAGTCCTTAGAGTAGACCTTGGATACAGCTTCGTCTCGGTCCTTGGCCGATACGACGTACAAGGCACCCTCACCAGCCTCAGCCTTAATTCTTATTTCGGGAACCTTGTCCTTTGTGTAGTATTCAGGGTCCCCGTCCTTTGGCACCCAGTAGGCAAATATAGAATCCCCAGCACGTGGTTGCACCGTTCCCTTGTTGACAGGCACAAGTTGTTGTGTTGCCAGGTTAGCCCCAGCCAGTATCTGCTTGCCCACACCAGCGAGGTTGCCCATCACAAGATGCTCAATCTGCGCTGGCGACATATTGAGTTGCTTGCCCATCAGGATCGCAAACTCACCTGTCCACTGCGTGTACTGCTCGGGACGTGGCAGATACTTCCGATCATCCGGCACGATCTCTCGGTTACGATACAGGTCCCTATTCAGAAGAATCTCAAAATACGTTCCCAAGATAGGCGGCAGGATACCAATAATGGCACTATCCAGCGAGCTACCTTGAACAGGATTGATGGCGCTGATAGCATTCAGGGCTGTTTCGGTTCGGTCCGGTGGAATCATGTTGCGCCAGCCCTCGGCCAGCCTATCCACTGGCGCAAACCGCTCGTCGCCCAGTTGGTCACGCAGAGTCTGCGCCACCATATCACGCCACATTTCCGGGTTTTCTTTACGTATGGACCGTAGAGACTCTCGAATCGTCATCCCCACTGGTGCCCACTCACGCAACGGTATCTCGACGTAGGCCGGTACAGCCTTACCAAAACGGTCCTTCCCCGGTGAAGGCATCATGATGATGGCAGACCGGTTCTTCACGTACTGAGGCACGTCCTCGTACTCATCGAACATACTGTTCCATATCTCAGCCAGCAGAACCGGTAATCCGACGATTGCTGCCAACCGAAGCGTTGCGCCTACTGGTCCTGATTGCTCGGTAAAGGTGCGAACGATCTGCACCGGTGCCTGAAATGCTACGTTGAAGTATGGTATGAAACGGTTGAGAACCAAAGCTCCCGTACCCCCACGCTGGAAGTCCATCGTCACCCGTTTGCCCGCCACCACAGCCTCGACCGGAATGTCCAGTATTTTCATGGTACCATTCTCGATAGCTGCTCGCTGCTCGGGGGTCAAGCGCTTCATGAACGTTGCTACTCTGGTTAGCATCTCGACCTTGTGCCCTATATCCTGCACCGGCTTGAGCGTCACCATATCCTGTATGAACTTGGCTAGAGCTTCCTTGGTACTGAGCCTGGTAACTGACTGCTTGAACGCCCTGGCTTCGTCAGGGATACTGTCAAACTTGTGGTAGCCATGCCCACCAAGGCCACCACCGCCCAACTCGAATTGTGTCAGGTACACCTGCTTACCAAACACATCCCGAACTGCCTGCATGTACTGGCGTGGCGTGACCCCCTCACGCACAAATCCGGTCAGCATGTCGCCAATCATGTTGCGCTGCAGAAACAACACGTTGGCACCGGTAGCGCCCCACTTGAGGGGACTAACAAGCCACTTCGCCAATGTAGCCATCCCGCCCGACAAGACATAGTCGTCCATCCGAATAGCCTTGGCCCACTCGGGTATTACCAGCATCTTCTTGCGTATGCCATTCTCGAATACGTAGAACTCGGCTTCTTTGGTACCTTCCTGCACTTGATACTCGATGGGAACTTCCTTGACTATCGCTTCCGTACCAGGCATAAAGCGCAGCCGTGCTATCTCACGTGCCGTTCGGTTTCTCATCACCAGACTAAAGGTCTGGTGTACCATCTCGGAATATGCCTGTAGCGCACTCATTTGGGATTTCTGCGTACCCTCGTCGGTCAGATGCTGGATCAGATTGCTCTTAACCGTAACCCCCTTGGGATTCCCCTCAGACGCTTGCTTGAGGTAGTTGGTAATCCGTATGGGTGAATAGTGAGGGAAGTTGTCATGGAAGAAATCGTACTGCTCTTTGGTAATAAGACCAGTCTCGTACTTCAGTTCCAGCATTTCGTTCTTCATTCGGTATAGCTGGTTTGCCAGCCTCTTGACCTCTGCCAGTCCGTCAGCACCAAGAGGCTTTCCTACTTTGGCAATCAGCGCCCGTTGGTCCATCTGGCGAAAGATATCACTTCCCAGGATCGGTTCCAATTGAGCCAGGATCGTCTGCGCGGTTCTTTCGGGCACGCCCATGATGAGCTCGTCGATGGTCTTTTCGATAAGCGCGGGGTCCGTACCCCAGGACCAGTTTCGGTCGGGATTGTTTTTGATGGCAGCCTTGTCCACTTGGTCCATTGCGATCAGGTACACATCCAGTGCGTCCCGAATATCCGTCGGTATGTTTTTCAGCAGTTCGATATAGCCACCAACCTTGGACAGATAGCGCTCAGCAGCGTTGGCTGCACCACGCTGCACGGTCCGTCGGGCAACCGCTTCTGCTGGCAATTTCACTGTGAAGTGCTGTACCAGCGCATCGACCTGCTGGGGAATCAGTTGAGGAAACGCCTTGGCGATCTTTCCAGCGTCCACCACGCCTTTCGATGCCATATCCGCAGCCATATCGAGAGCAGACTGGGGAATAAGGTCCAGATTGATAAGGGCAAGGTCCTTCTGGCTTCGCTTTCCCTTTTTCTCAAGCTCGCTCAGCCACGTGTCCTGCCAGAAGAACTTTTCATTCAGGTTCCAGAAGAAGTCCCGTACCCTGGTAAGCAATGGCTTGCTAGGCGCTATCAGGGTAGCGTCCAGCCCTGCCGTAATATGGGTCCGATTACCAAAGGGGGCTGCATTGTCTACCGTCTCCTGCGCATTGTCAATGTCCACCTTGGTCAACACTGGCTGGGGGTCGTTGATCTTTGCTGGCGTCTGCGTGATCCTTCGCCCACGTCCCGCTTTCTGCGTAACGTCCATCGCTGGCACGTTGTTAATGACCTGCTTCTCTCTAACGATATCCGCTACCTGCTTATCGCTCAGGTTGGGATAGGCACTAACCAGTCTAGGCAGGAATGGTGTTGCGTCCTCATCGGCCTTGGCCCAATCCAGCGCCTTAGCATAGTAATCCGCCGGTGCGTCTGGCTTACCAGCTGCAGCAGTATCTTCCTCAAACAGGGCATCCCTTGCCGCCTTGCGTTCCTCTGGCGTTGGTTCTTGTGGTAGTTCAGGTACAGGCTGCGTCACTTCTGTTGGCACGGGCTCGGTCACCGTCTCTGGCATTGCCTCTTCTACCGAGGGCAAGGTCGGGGCAGGCTCGATGATAGGTGGCGAGACAGGCTCAGCAGCATAGGTGCGTGGCACCGTCAGTTCGGACACATCCGTCTTGCGCGCCTCTTGCGCAATTGGCTTGATCACGCTATCCCGAAGAGTACGTCCCATGTCCCGAATCGCAGTATCGTCAAGGCCGGAAAATCGCTCACGCAAATACGTCATGTACTTAGCATCCGACTTGCTTTTCCCAGCGTCTTGCACGATGTAAAGTGCCTTATCGACATCTGACTCAAACGTTATGTCAAACTGCGTGTCGCCATAACGGTATGTAGGCTTGGCACCCTGCAGGTCCACTGGCAACGAAACATCTTCTGCCATCGGTCGGGTCGTAGCTTGACCAGAATCAATCGTACCCACAGGCTCTTGCCGCGTTATAGGCTCTGGTGTCAAGTCAGGCGCAGGGCGCGCCTCGCTTGCTGCAGCCAATTGGACTGAAGTAGGCTGGCCACCTTCGGGAATTGCGCTGGTTACTTCTGGGGCTGTTCCGGTGGGGACTGGCTCACCAGCAGCCTGCTGCATCTTCTGCCACTCGGCATATTCAGGCAGTGGCTCGTTTGTCGGGATATCAATTCCCTGCTGCTTGCGCCACGTAGCCTCAATCTTGTCGCGATGCTCGGATGCCTTCTCGTCACTCTCAAAGGCAAGCACATTCCCGCTCTTGTTCCTAATATTTTCACCCGTTTCCATGTCTCGAATGCGCCACGGTTTGCGCCCAGGAACTGGTTCCCATACCGGCCAATACTTGTGTGCCAATGGTGCAGCACCTGTCGCTTCCACCTCTTCCCCTGCTGCGACTTCGGGGGTCACGTCCAGAAGTTCCGCAGCCTGCGTCTCGACTGCTGGCGTCACGGTTGGCTCTGGCTGGGGCGCAACTGGCTCGGTAGGCGTGACCGTCTCTGCCTTGCCATACTGCGCTGCCAGGTCGGGGTAGTCAGCCAGCACTTCGGGGGGAACAGGCTTGCCTTCACGTATTGCCTGCACTACCAACGCCCTGTGTTGTATTACCGGATCACGTTCAAGTGCAACCAGAAGTGGATGCTTAGGCGTGGGCTTTGTATTGAGACGGAATATTGACTCGTACGATTGAGTCGTTCTGGCCATAGATAGTTCGTCCTCTACATCACGAAGGAAGCTGTTGACGCGAGGACTGCCGGGCAATCCATCCAATCGCAACTGCTTCCCTTTATCATCAACAAGAGTCAGTGTCTTATCGGTAATGGACTTGACTGTAAAAGACTTGTCTCGACCAATAGTGAACGACTCGCCCACACGCAGATTAGATAGGGCTAACCACGGGGAGACCTCAACAACATCATCCTTTGTGCTTGCTTTCTGGAACCTAACCTTACGTGTGTTTGTTTTCAGGCCCCACTCATCTCTCGTCATCTCCCAAGGCTGCTTAGCCACCGTCTCTGCTTCCATCGCTGCCAAGTCAGGCGAGCGTGGCATCTGGCCAGCAGCAACATCGGGAACGGGTGAGGACGCTGGCGCCTCAACTGTGGTTACGGGGGATGCCACTTCCTCTGCACGAGCAGCCTTGCCACGCACAGGTAGACCATATTCCTTGGCCCGATCTACCATCTCGTCATACTGGTCGCCCCAATCTTCCCTCATAGACTTGTCAGGCTTACCGGAACGCCCCTCAAACTCTAGCTTCTGTCGCGCCTTCATGTACTCTGCTTTTGTACTTTCTGGTACCGTCTTCCCGCCCAGCAAATCTGACATGAGCGCATTACGCCAAGTATCCCTTGCTCGTTCGTGCTGTTCCTGAGTTAGCTGTGCTGTTTCTTGGGGACGATATCGTTTTGGCGCTTCCCCACCAAAAGACCACACATCAAATTCTTTATTTTCACGCTCCATCATCGCACGCCATGACTTCCATTGCCTTTGCGCTTCGCTAGGGTCCACACGGGTTACGTCCTCGATGCTTAGCCCCACCGGTGGCGCACCCTGGCTAACAAGACGCTGTGCAGCAGTGCCCCCACCATACATGCCACCGCCCAGCAACGCACCAATGCCCGCTGCCTGTTCCATCTCTTTATCCCACTGCACCGGGTCCCCAAGCGACCATTTGCCAATAGCTTCCTGTGCTACTTCCTCAAGTGCCTCAGAACCCGCCACGCCCAGCAGCTTAGCAGCACCTACGCCCTTCTGCCCGAACTGGCCCATGAGATTCGTCACCACAGCCTTGCGTGCCTGCAACGGTACAGCCTTGAATAGTCCGGGGAACGTCAACAGCATCTGCAGTGCATCCGGTGCGCTCAATGGCATGTTGGCAATGAAGGTCTTCTTTCCTGCTTCTACAGCCTCATCATCGCTCATACCGCGCGCCAAGGATTCCTCATACGTACCACCAGCTTCCAGCAGCGACTCGAAGACTCGTGGTGCCACTACCGCACCCAACACCGATACCGCAGCCGCGCCACCAGCAGGAAGTCCAGCTGGCACCCACAGCGGGGCTGTTAGCGCCGCGACGGTGCTGGCAGCCATCAGGGGCGCCGCGAAAGCAAGACTACGGGCACCCGTGGTTGCCAGAAACTCGGGGTCCGCTAGTGACTCCCATCCCGTCCATTCAGTAGGCTCAACGTAGTTTTCTTCTCGTAAGGTCTCCCCCAGTTCCTGTGTTTTCTCAGCTACGTCGATATCTACGGATTCCTGTGAGACCAACGGTGCAAACCCCAGGCGTTCCAACACCGCATTGGCCAACTGCTTCTGTGGTGCTTCCGGCAACGGAACGACCTTACGGAACAGATCAGATGCTGAGGCTGATGTGGCAAGGAAGTCCCCGAAGCCACTCATGATGCTACGGTACAATTTCTCGCCAAGGTCCGTAGGTTCCTGAGAAAACGGCCGGTAGTCAGGTATCTTGATTTCAGGCACAGGCTCGGGTGCTGCTTCCTGTGGGGGCACCCACTCTGGCTCAAGTTCAGGTAGTGGCTCAGGCTCGGGTGCTAACTGGGACAGAAAGTCACTGAAGGGGGTGAAGTCCCGAGGGTACAGGTCCTGTGTACTTACAGTATTGAGATCGGTTTCGGGCGTGCCATCATAGCCCATATCCCGTGGCGTATAGGTCGGGATATCGTGAAGGCGAGGATCATCCTCGCCCCAATCGAGAGCCCTATTAAAGGACTCACCCCAACTCTCAAGAATGTCAAAGATATCCAAATCCCTACCCTCTTAACCTTAGAATCCTACCCACCGACTTCTGGTGGCAAACGCACTGGGACGTTCACCACGTTCGTAGGGGGACGCAGTACGGAAGTCGAGGTCAGGTTTGAGTGCTTGCAAGTAGTCCTGCCACATCAGTCCAGGCTCAAGATAAGTCGCACCCATGTAATCAGAGTAGTACTTGTTCTGTTGATTACGCAGCCAGTTTTGGTAGGGGTTACTCTGCTTCTGATATTGTCGCCACAGGGAATATGCAGCATCTGGCTTTTCCTCACCAAAATCGGGGTCCACCAAGCCAGCATATGCCCCAGCGTAGCTGGGATACTGTTGTTTTAGATTGGTCCATATCGAGTTCTGGTAATTCGCCATCTCACGTCTAACCCCCGGGTCATTGTATCGAAAGGCAGGGGATAGGTCCTCTGGTATTGACACCAGAGGACCTATAGAAGATCATCGCAACCAATCTGTAGTCAGTAGCCATTCCCCAACGCCCAGGTCGCCACGTCCTGCAGGACGAACACCAGCCATATAGTCACTATAGGAATCTGCGATACGTCGTGCCAGGTAATCACCCCAGAGATTACCATAGCCCGAGGACCGTACCGCCATCTGTGCTATGGCCAATGCCTTGGCGGGATCTTGATATATGGCCTGGGGCACATAGTCCCCTTCCGGCATTGTCCCCGCGTCCACCCGTGCCAGGTACTGTCGTATACTGTCCAAATTAGAACGACTATCCGCATACCTCTGCCCAGCAGGTACACGTTGGGCTTGAAGGTAATTAGCCAAAATACCCTGCAGCTGCGTTTCCATATCCCGGTTTAGCAACGTGCCGCCCAACGCAGCCTGATCCTCACCACCGAGAACCCTCTTGGACATTTGTCCCAAGCGAGAGAAGTCATCCTGCGCAATGGCAGATTCGCCAACCCCCTCTAGCATACGTGCCCGTACCCACGGTGCCAATTTGCGCTGTGCCCCCGATGCTGCCATCTTCTGCCTAAAAGCAGCATTTGCCACATTCTGTTCCCAATCAGCTATTTCTTTGGCTGAGTAAGTTTTTCCCTCGTCCCCAGGTCGAGTTCCTGGTCGTCCTTCATAAACGTCGTATATGCCCCCCCAGTTTATTGGTGCAGCATTGAATGCTTGCAACCACCGCTGATATGCGCCCATCGTTGTTCCCCCAGGCGCTGCTCCTGTCTGCGTAGTTTGCGTTCCCCCACCAGGTACCGGTTCCTCATAATATGTAGCCACTGTTAGCCACCCCCTCGTTTAGGTCTTCGTTTATAGTTTAGTCCGTCTGTATCTACTCCTCTGCGATGCCGGGCGGGAAGTCCGCCCCCTGTAGTTGTGGCGATAGAAATTCCGGTGGCGTCTGTTGTGGTTGCCCTCTTTGCGCCATCAACATCTCATCCCGGTTTATCGGTTGCCCCCTAGGTCCAAGTATCTGGCTAGGCGCTGGCACCGGCGCTGCTACTTCGCCCAGCATCTTGCTCTCGGTTTCGATTTTGATCCCCACCTTGACGTTCAGCATCGACATGGCCATGTTGAACTCTTCACGGGTGATGTTGCCGCGCTCGAGCTGTAGTCTCAGGTTACGGGATACCGTGATGGGTGCAGTGGTCTCAGCCAACAGCGCAATGGCCTCGGGGTTGTTCCGTACCTTCTCATCTATCAGCCTTTGCTCTACCCCCTGTGGGTCGTGTACGTCCTCAGAAAACAGAACATCGTTGATAGTCTTGTTGTCCCATATGCCATATTGCTTGATCATCCCTGCCATCTGAACATTGCCTGCACGATCCTGGGGCAGGAAGGGTTTTTTGTCTACCACTACTTCGTAATCGTTCTGGATAAGGTTCTTTATTTCCCACAGACTTTTGACAGCACGAAAGGGCTTGTTGAGATAGTCGGTGCCCCGCATATTGACGGTTCGGTCGGTGGCGTACAGTTCCGTCTGTTCCAGAATCAAAGCGTCGGCAGCTTCATAGAAGAAGGTACAGGCGTCAATGGCTGGTTCTATACGCATAACGCCGGCATTATGGATCAGGCTTCGCGCCAGAGCGGACATTTCGTGTGGCGTGGCCCCATACATGACGTTCGGGAACGACCCTCGCTCGATCATGGAAGCCTGTCGCTGCATCCAAGCCATAAGGTCCGGGGGGAAGGTGTTGGGTCGCGCAAAGTCCACCCCCTCATGAGGCTTCATTCCAATGGTAACACCGGGGGTAGTCTCGATATCGACCGGTTGCCCCTCATCGGTTTTTACGATGATGGCTGGCTGGCTGAACTGCTGCACGAGGTCCGCTATCTGGCTGGCCAGCAGGTTCTGATACTTCTGCGCTGACACCACGGGAAACAGGATGCCCTGTCCCATGTAACCGGTGTATGAGTTATCACCCAACCTGCTGATGCTCTCGGTACGATTGTACTTTCCCGCCAGGGACCGAATAGGCATGGGGCCTACGGGGATCATGATCACCTGGGGCCTGCCCAGATCGTGTTCCGTCATCGGCTTGGCCCACTCGTTGCCCACCAGTATTCCATGTTTGTCCCGATGAAATATCTCGATGATATCATGGTCCTTATGCTTGTCGTCGTCTATCTTGCCGTCCAGCGCAGGATACTCATCGATGACCGACGCGGCTGAACGACGATAACGACGGATGATCAGGTCCGAGATATCGGGATCGGGATAAACGTGGTAAGGGTCCCAAAGTTTGATATGAAAGGGGAACTGTGGGTTCTCATCGTCCCACGCTACCACCCCCGCGACCCATCCTCGCAGCACTGCGTAGAAGGACAGTTCCCAATCGAACCGGGAATGCTTCTGTAAACGCTGCTGCTTATCCACGTTATTCCAGATACTGATGAGGTAGCGTTCCAGTTCAGCCGAACGGTAATCATTTAGTTCGTGATCGCCTGCACCAAACGCGAGCGGAACCTTGTGCTGCGGAGGGCGCATGGCAATGATAGATGTAGCGAAGTTAACAATCACCCATGGATTGTTTTCCGTAATAGCAGTATGCCCCGTGCCCGCCTGCACAGTAGGGTCCAGCTTATAGAGTTTCTGGTGGTCTACCATGGTATCGTTTCGTGGTTGGTAGAACTCTTCCAGATGGTCCGCATAGGAAACAATACTCGACGGGTCCTTTATGTCAAACCTTGGCATTTTCCCCCCTAGGCAACCTGCACAAAGGCAGGACTACGCTTACTTACCCTCGATCCCACCACGGGTGCCTGTCGGATATGCTTGCGCATCTGCAGCGCGATAGCCCGACTCATCACCGCATCGTCAAAGAAGCCCCTTGGCGCGCCATATTTGTCACCACCAAGGTACTGAAACACCGTTGCCTGGTCGATGAACTTCTGCGAGGCTACCCGGTGGTAGCCCATCCGCAATGCCTCTTCCAAGTCCTCGAGCATAACCGACTTGTTGAAACCTGACGTAACCCACCCATATTTACCGGGTCTTTCAGGCTCGCCCGGCTTACGCAGTAATGGCGTATCCCGATAGAGTCCTGGTGTGCTCAGGTCCTCACACTTCTTGATAACCGCCACGCCGATACCGTTCCGTTCGATCCCCACCACACTGGGTGTGTAGAACCGTGCCAGCGCATTGATCATCTCGCCCTGCCTATCCACTCGCCAACGACCATTGAGGTGTAGCACCTCGGTGTTGGCTTCCCAGTCAACTATCGTTATATCGGTAGCGTCGGTCTTGGTTACCCCCGGCTCGCCCTCAGCTATGTCAACCCCGATACAATACTTTCGCCCCGCTTTAGGCAGCATGAATACCTGAATCGACGAATCCAACTGGATATCAGGGGGTAACTGACTAAATGGTATAGGGGTGCTGTACAGCGCCGTAATCTTCAAAAACTCAGCATCGAAGAATGGCGACCCGGTCTGACGGAACGCATCTTGTGGGGTGTTCGGATATTCCTGCAAGAACAACTCACGCTTCATATTCTTACGGGTACGCTCGTACCATTCTTCGTCACGATCAGGACGGGCTCGCCAACTGAAGAACAAAGGCGTAAAGTCGTTCTCGCCTTCCGATGCAGCCTGCCAGGTAGAGTGGAAGAAGTTACCGGCGCCGTTGGCCGTGGAAACCCCAACGAACTTGGCATCGCCCTCGTTAATGATAGGCAACATAGCTGACCACTGTTCCTCAGCCTCGGGATGGTGTGCCCACTCGTCGCAGATCACAAGGGTCGCGGATTGCGAACGTCCAGCGTTCCCCTTGGCAGGGTAAGCCTTGAAGCCACTTTCCACATCGTTGAAGGAAAACTCGGTCTCGTTCCTCTTTTTCACGCCAGGCTGCAGAAAGGGGGGCAGGTTATTGTAGATGAACTCGGCGCGGTTAAGCAGGTCCGATGCTTCTTCCTCACGCTGGGAAAACACCGCTACCGTACTACCATAATGCAGCGTAGTAAGCCAGAGGCCATAAGCCACCGACATCCACGAGATACCTAGTTGGCGTGCTTTGAGGATAATGGTGAACTTGTTACTTTGCACTGCCTTCACGAACTGACGGTGGCAGGGCCAGTGATGCCACTTGACTTTGGCCTGCTTCTGCCTATCCAGGATGTAGACGTAGTTTTCCATGTAGTAGTCGAAACTTTCGATGCACTTGCGCAACTCGCTAGCGACCCGTGACATTTCTACGGGGTCGCATTGGATTTTGGTCCAGAAATCTGTCGCGGTGGTCATTCTTGCCATCCTAAAATGTTACCAGCAACGTTACGTATACGTTTGCTGGGATGATGCTTGGCTGCGTCTATCAAGACAGCCATGGGGCACAATTCCGCTTCCATCACGGCCTCTGCCACATCGACCCCCCGATGAAACGCCAGCTTTCGCCAAAGCGACATAGGTAATTGAGAGTTAGCCATAAGAGCGATAAGCACTATTTCTTCCGGTGAGTCAGCCAGCTTTTCCAGCACCATCAGTGGTGTTTTGGGACTACGGGCCAGTTCCGCTGCCTGTGCCCACTGCTGCACCATGGGATCATCTGGGTCATTGCAGGGAATGTTGCGTCCACGACATCGATACCGAATCTTCTTGTAGCGTTTCATTTGGATTTACGTTAGCGCAGGATACCCCGTCTTTTAATGCGGGGATGAATGCACCATCTCCTTTCACTTGACTTCCGCAGAACGTTTGTGCCATACTCTGTTCAAGACTTGAACATTACAGGTTGCCATGAAACTGATCGCCCAGGTCAAACTCGAAACGACATGCGAACAAGCCCAAAGCCTCAAGCGCACAATGGAAGCGTCGAATGCTGCTGCTAATTATGTATCTGAACATGCTTGGGATACTCGCACCTTTCGCCAATACGATCTGCACAAGGCTTGCTACTATGAGATACGCGAACGCTTTGGCCTTTCTGCACAGATGGCTGTGCGCTGCATTGCGAAGGTGGCTGATGCTTACAAGATAGATCGGAAGCGTCAGCGTGTCTTTGCTACGCTCGGTAGCATTGCTTACGATGAGCGCATTCTCTCCTGGCGACTGACAGATAGGACTATCAGCCTGTGGACAATAGACGGTCGCCAACGCCTCCCGTTTGTTTGTGGTGAGCAACAGCTCGAACTTCTTCGTACCATGCAGGGCGAGGCTGACCTTGTACATCGTGATGGTATTTACTATCTCCACCAAATCTGCAATGTCGAAGAGCCACCGATTATCAACCCTGACAGTTTTCTTGGCGTGGACCTGGGGATCAAGAACATTGCTGTCACATCGGATGGCGATACCTTCAGTGGTAAGGCTATCAACAACGTGCGCGCCCGCTTCTCTCGTCTGCGCAGCAAGCTCCAGCGAAAAGGTACGCGCTCTGCCAAACGGCTTCTCAAGAAGCGACGAGGACGCGAACGCCGATTCCAAACGAACATCAACCACTGCATCAGCAAGGCACTGATTACTCGTGCCAAAGACACCGGACGTGGGATTGCTCTTGAAGACCTCAAGGGTATTCGCGAACGAGTTACGGTTAAGAAGGCACAGCGGAAGGTAATCCACTCGTGGGCCTTTGCTCAGTTGCGCGGCTTTGTCCAGTACAAGGCGCAGATGGCTGGCGTTAGGGTTGTTGCTATCGATCCTCGCAACACCTCTCGTCTCTGTCCTATCTGTGGTTGTATCGATAAAGCTAATCGTAAGACTCAATCTCAGTTCCTTTGTACAGGTTGTGGCT